CAGAGCCTAAACCTCCTGCATTTTATCAAAAAGACCCATCAGCAATTGGTTTTGAGCTGCGTAATTACCTTCAAGAACGAGAGATAATTATTAATCAAACTAACGCTAATATAAAATATCAAAACGAGTTAGCAGATTATTACAGACGTTTTGCTCAAATTATGAATACTGGCGGTACTGATTTAGCTCGTGCTAAAGAACTCAGTCAGCTTGCTACAAATGCAGAGATAGCAGCTACTGATACTCGTACTAAAGGTATGCTTGAAGCTAACAAAGCTGAGAATAAAATTTTATACCTACAAGGTATGCAAGCACTGTCAGACCTTACTAAAGGTAGTGTAGACAGAGCTGCTATGGTGTGGTCACAATATTCAGGACTAGATATCCGTATTAATCCACGATCTGATGGTAAGTATGATGTCACGATTGGTGGTAAACCATATAAAACTATGGATTCAAAAACTCTTAGCAACACGTTACAGCTAGCTTTTGACCAAGGATATAGAGGATCACAAGCTACGCTTAGAGGCGAACTAGCTATGCTAGACTATAAGAGCACTCTTGCTATTGTTGAACAACAGTATAAAGACAATGCCGCTAATTATAGAGAAAGACTCAAAGCACAGTTTGATCTACTAAAAGAAAAATATAAAGCAGACAACACCGTTAAAATACAACAGACTGGCGATGGCGGAATTGTTATTACCAAAGGTAAAGATACATTTATATTGCAGGAGCAAAAGTTTACCGACATCAATGGCAAAGATTCATATAGATTTATAGAACAAAAAGTTACGTCAGTAGATGGAACAGGCACTAATTCGTATAAGAGGTAAGAAAACATGGCTCCAAAAAAAGCAGGGCTAAAAGCATTTGACAGCTCATTTTATGACGCTACATCTGCGCCCGGAGCTGGTAATCCTTTCGAGCCTGTCGTTATGGGGTCAGGACTCCAAGGATTAAAAGCAGGACTTGCTGATCAACTCGTACAACAACAAGAACTAGACAAACAACTAGAGGGTGCTTTACTGGGTGGATTTGATAAACCACCTGAGACTGGGCCACTTGTGTTGTTTAACCCATCGACAAACGAGATGTTTGTTAATGGTGCATTGTATAATGCTGATGACAAACAATCAGCACTAGATGCAGAATCCAGAGGATATCTAGACCGACCTAGGGCTAAACAGCCTGATGGTGATTGGCAGTTTGTATCTCCTGATTCTTACAAAACATTTATGAATAATATTGAAGACCCTAGTTTGGGTACTTTGTTTGCAAGAAACTTTGAGATTGGTACAGATAACTTAAAACTTCTTGCTGGTAGAGGTGCTCAGTTTCTTGGGTTTGAAGATTATGGTCAAGAGTTAGTAGATAATGCAGTCAAAGAGTTATACTACAACCAACCATTTCAAAGAGAGTTTAAGAGTGAAGATGGTGAATATTTTAAAGGTGGTGCTATTGACTGGTTCGTTGCTAACTTTGCACAACAAGGGCCAAACTTAATAGAGTCTATTGCATTTGCTTTGGCTGGTGCAGGTGCAGGTGCAGTCGCAGGTGGTGGTGCTAACCCATTTACAGCAACTGGTGGTGCTATATATGCACTACTAGGTAAAGACTCAGTAAAACTAGCGGTAGCATCAGCTGCTAAAAAATACATGAAAGGTCAAGCTCTTTCCAAAGGTGAGAAAAAACTTCTTCGTGAGTTTTCAGGTCTAACCGCTGCAGCAAAAATTAAAAACCCAAATGCTTTTATAGTCACCCCCGGTGGCACAGCTATGACAGGACAAGAGTTTCTCAAGCGTTTAGGTAAACAAAAATTTGAAGACTCTGTAGGTGTAGGCGCACTAAAAGCAGGTAAGATAGGTAAAGGACAAGCTGTAGCAGGCGGTGCGTTTGGCGGATCAGTTATTAGTTCTTATGCTATGGGTGTTGCTGATATCTATGGCGAAGTAAGAGATACAGGCGTAGGTGATAGAGGTACAGCAGCAGGATTGGCTATACCATATGCAGCTATGGAAGTAATACCAGAATTTTTCTTGGCAAGCCGTATTTTTGGGCTTGGGCCAAATGTTCTAAAATCAGGTGGTGTTGCTAAACGAGTAGGTAAAGGTGTCGGAGTCGGTGGTACACTTGAAGGTCTTACAGAACTTGGTCAAGAATCTTTACTCTTATATGGTACAGATCAATCGTTTGGCGATGAAGAAACTACTAGACGACTAATCAACTCTTTTGCAGCAGGCTTTGCTATTGGTGGCCCACTAGGTGGTGGCGCTAATTTACTCAAAGCAGGCGAACCAACTAACATACTTAATAAAGATAATCCACAAGCGGATCAAAAATTACTACCTGCTCCTCCCCTTGACGGCGAAATCGTAGGCTCTGAGACTCCTCCACAGGGTCAGTTGCCGGGTGCAGGCGGTGCTGCGGCTCTCCCTGCTCCTACCCCAGCGGTTACTAGAGTGTCTGGGCCTCCTGATTTTGTTGCAGGTGCACAAGGTATTAGGGCGGGAGAGCCGTTAGATACAGTAGTTCAGACAAACCAACAGGTTATTCCGGGTCAAGCTGAAGGTCAGCAAGGGATTATGTTCCCACCTGAACAAACAACTGCGGCTGAACTAAATAGATTATCAGAACCTCAACAGACAGCTGGTGAAGCATTGGCTGCAGCACAGCAAGCTAACGCACAACCACAGCCTACACAAGCTGAGCTAGAAGCAGCAGGACAACTAACGCTACCAACTCCTGATGTAGCACAAACAACACAAGACTTGGCTACCCCGGCAGCACAAGAGACAGCCATAGGACAACAACTTCTACAGGCTGCTAACACAAGAATCCAAGAGCAACAGAATCAACTTGCTGAGCAACAAAGACTTAGAGCAGAAGAAGCTGAACGAGCACAAAGACAGCAAGAGTTTGATTTAGCTGAACAGCAAAGACTAAATGAGCAAGTGGCTCAGTTAGAAAATGCTAGGGTAGAACAGATATTAAAAGAAAACGAAAGGCTTACTCAAGAAGTTGAGGAGCGTAAAGCTCGTGAGCAAGCACAAATTGCTGTGCCACAGAGAACACCTACACAACTAAGTTTGCCGGGAATGGCTGCACCTAAACGTAAGTTCAGTGCAAGACGAGAGGCATTACGAAGAGGTCAAGCGGCTGTTGCTGCAGAGCCTACTATTGCTGAGCTAGAACAAGAAGGGCAGATGAGATTACCATTTCCTGAAGCTCCTGCTCCTGAGATAACACCACTGGTTAATCAGATGGTAGCTAATAATATACCTATGGAAAACATCCAAGAGTTTATAGATGACTTTCAAGTTGCTATAGATAATAACGATTTGGCAGAACAAGATAATATTATTGCAGAGATGGAAGGTATTATAGAAAGTTTTGATAGACCTCGTAGAAGACTATCAGCAGGGCCAGTAGTAGAAGAAACAGGTCAACCTATAACAGGAGCAATGCTTACAGGGCAAGCACCTATCGAAAGAGTAGGTAGAGGTACAGAACGAGTTGATCCTGAAACAGGGGAGACTTTTATTTCATACCCATCATTACCAACACCACAAAGGAGGACAGATGCCGTTCAAGTCGGAAGCACAGAAGAAGTGGCTGTACGCCAACAAACCGAATCTGGCAGCGCAGTTCGAGGAAGAGACACCCAAGGGGGCCAAGTTGCCGACCAGAGTAGGGGTCAAGAGCGCCTCAGAAAAGCGTCAGTACGCCAGACAACAGCGAATCAACAAGAAGAACAACGAGCGCTTCGGGAAGCTCGCCAAGAAACTCGTCAAAAACAAGCTCAGGAATCAGACTCTCGTATAAGCCCAGTTTATATTGATGTTACAGGTCAAACACCTATAGAAGCATGGAACAACCTAGCACCTGCTGGTACTGTACCACTAGATAGATTACCTCAACAAGCTAAAGAACAGTGGAGTCAGTTAGTAGCTGGTAATGCTGTAAATGGTGATATTGCACAACAAATTGTTGATGATAACTACTACAACCTAAAGCTAACAGCACAAGAAGAACTCAATGAGTTCAAAGCTAAGTTTGACACAACTACTGATTTTACCAAGCATGGTGAAGCATGGTCATATGCACACCAGCTCATGGCTTTTGCATTCTTTGAAGTTGACTCAAACCTTACTAAACAAGGTATTCAAGCTAGTGCTATTGAGTATCTAAATAAAACTGAATTTACACCACAGCAACGTAAAGCATTACATGATGCGTTTGTAACTCAAGCTAACGCACAGCCACTAGAAGGTACATTTACTAGAGGTTTTAACAAAGGTAAGAACAAACCTTGGTTAGAGTATGCTACTAAAAACCATCTACTTGCTGAAGTTCAAGTGGCTCTTACTAATATGCCAGCGTGGTATACATCACCACAGCAAGAAGCTATTAACCAAGCTATCTCACAAGAAACTCAAGGTGAGGTGCTAGGACAAGATACTGCTGATAGGGTACTTAATGCTCTACGAAGACAACAAGCTGCTGGAGATAAGATTGACTTTGATGCTTTTAGAAAAGCATATGAAACAGCTCTGGGTAAAAAAGGTAGAAAAGTTGCTGCTGAAAAAACAGCACAGATACAGCTAGAAAACTCTAGGCTGTTAGAAGATATACTTACCTCACACCTAGAAAGATATGAGTTTAAATCATTCAGTGGTTATAATCCTGTAGTTGAGCTTACATCTGACAGGGCTTCTGTAGAACAACGAACTCAAGAGGGCGGCACATCTACTGGTAGTAGAGAGCTTAACCGTATCCAAACTATTTTTGCTAACTCAGATAGAAATTATTTGATGGCTAATGGTTATTCACTTAGAGATTTCTTTGATGCTAGGGGTAATCTAAAAACTAAAAGATTATATAATGGTCGTATTGTACCTGACCCAACGCCTGAAACACAGACCGAAAGAAGGTCACAAGAGGCAGAAGGTCAGCGTCTACTCAAGAAAGGTAAACGTACTCAGCGTGAAAACGCAAGAGTAAACAGGCTACAACCTACCGCTGAAATTATGCGGGAAATGGATTCTAAAGCTGAAGATGGTAATTTCCGTAGGGCAGATGGTAAGCCTACAGAACCTTTGGGTAGAGGTGAGATAGACCTTGTTATTAAACAAGTCCTTAAAAAACTAAAAGTAAAACCAACTGTTACTGTTGTAGCTAACGTACAAGAACTGGCTAGAACCAATCCCGAACTATATAATCGTGCCAAAGCAGGTAGACCACTTGGTGACTTTGATACAGTAGAAGCTGTTGGTTATTCTGTTGGTGATCAAGTTATTATTTTTAGTGACTATGCACGAACTAAAGAACAGATCAGATTGACTGTTGCTCACGAAGCATTAGGTCACTTTGGTTTTCGTGCGTTCATGCCTCGTAACAGACTAGATTTTATATTCCGTGAAATATACAAAACGGATGGTCATGTCAGAGCTGCAGCTGATATTATACGAAGAGCTAATCCTAAGATAGATTTACTAGAAGCTGTTGAAGAAGTGCTTGCTGAACGAGCTGCTGCACTTGATGTCAGCATGATAGCTCGACTTAAAAATGTAATTAAATCTGTACTTGAGGTTATAGGTCTAGGTGGTTTTGTAGAAGGCGATCCTGATCTTACCCGGTACTTCCTAAATCAATCTCGTAAGAACTTACGCTCAGGTGGCAGAGGTGTTGTAGGCGCGCAACAGTTAGCTCTTAACCTAAAAGACCTACAATCAGAAAGTGAGTATGGTCGATTCCAAATAGAAGATATACGAGCTGACCACGCTACTAACTTTTTTCAAGCTGATGCTTTCAATCGTAGATCAGGAAAGTATGGTGGGTTTGATAGTGTAGCTGAGCTAGTAAAAAATCTTCCAAGGGGTAAAGGCAAAGCAGTAAGCCGAATGTTTGCTGAGATGTCTGAAGCATTACAGACCTTAGATAATAAAGCCCAACGTAGTGAGGGTTTGTCAGACATATTTAAAATTTTCCAGAATCAATCTGGTAAAACAAGACGAGCAATGTCTGAGTATGAAAGACTTACAGCGTTTACACATACACCAGATTGGATGGGGCTTAGTAGTAAAGGGCCAACTAAACTTGAGCTTGAGCAGGCAGGAGAGATGCTTGCTTATGGTGCGTTACTTAAAGCAAACCAAAACACAGACCAGATTATAAAAGATTTAGATAACCTTATGCAGGGTATGGATTCAGGCGATCCACAAATAAATGAAGCTGTTCGTCAACGACTAGAAGAAATGGGTACAGTATCCAGAGAAGAGTTTGAACGAGGGTTTACTGTTACAAACTCTATGCAACAAGATGTATTCAAGAATTTTACTGTCACTGATAACACATGGCGTATTTACTCTGAAAACAGAGCAGCTGTAAATCAAGCTGCCATTGATGTTCTTATGGCTAATATGGATGCAGTCAAAGGACAAAGAGAACAGGCACTAGAAAACTTTTCAAACTTTGTAGGAGAAGGTGGTGCAATACCAAGTGAGGCAGACGTTGCTGTATTTAGAAGAGTTATAGAAGAATACTCTAGTCTATACCAAGAGAATGCTACGTTAGATGGGCCTATTGATGATTCAATACAGAAAGCTAATAGGTTCTTAGCTGCTGTCAACAGAGCTATGTGGGAAGATAAAAAGATAGATGACTGGTTTGGTAGAAGTACAGACGCCAATGGTAATCCAACATTTGATAACACTGCAGAGTTTCAGACTGATAGGTATAGAGATATCATTGATGCTTTACCAAGGTTGAGAGCTTTACAATTTAACAAAGATACTTCTTTCGATGTAACTAATGCTATTCAAAACTTGTTCTTGTTAGATACAAGGGCTATTAATGCTGACTTTTCTGCAAGACGTACTCTTGTAACAGGGTATGTACCATTTACCAGACGAGGTAAGTGGCAAGTTCGTATGCAGGCATATGACGCAAGCACAGGTCAAGCTGTTGAGTTAGAAGAAACATACGCTGGTTCTATACCATTTTTCCAGACTGCAGCTGAACAAGATGCAAAAGATATAGCTGTCAAACTGCAAGATATGGTAGCAGAGAGTAATAACCCTATAACTTATCAAATGAGAGATAAGTCTGGGCAAACTAGAAACATACAGTTTAGAGCACAAGTATCAGAAGCTAGACAGTCACAACCACTTACTAACTCTATGAATCTTACAGAGTTTATGAGTGTGGTTCAGCGTTTAGATATTGGTCTTACACCTCAAGAACGACAACGTATTATTACAGCTCTAACTGGTGTTCAGTCTACTGCAAGAAAAAGTTTGCAGAGGTCAGGTAACGTAGGTTGGGATAAAGATGTTATCAGAAGTGTTGCAGAACACTTAGAAACACAAGCTCATGTAGCAGGTAAGATTACTTACTCATGGCAGCTAAACGATATTATGGCAAGCAACAGTAAGTTTAGAGGTGATCCTGAAAAACTACAGAGACTAGAAGAAGCTACAACACGAGGCACAGAAGCACAAAGAGAAACAGCTAGAAAAGCATATGATGCTTACGCATATCAGTATAGTCATATGGCTGATCAAAATGCTCCTGTTCAAGCTAAAGATAGAAATGGTAACGCTATACCAAACGAAGGTCGTGGTGAAGCGTACAGAGAAGAAGCTAAAAAATTACTGCAGTTCTATGCAGATGCAGCAAATATTCAAGATTCAACAGAAGACATTCTATCTGGTGAGATTGGTTCTAGGTTTAAACTATATGCTGTACTACTACAACTTGGTGGTTCTATTGCTACTGCTGCAGTAAACATGATGTCTATGGTTACTCACGCTATACCTTATCTTGGTAGTTATAATCCAAACAGAGGTTATGGTGGTGGTTTTGGTTTAGCTAAATCTGCAGGTGCTATGGGTAGAGCAGTTTATAATGCTGGTAACTTTAGGTTATCTAACTATGACTACATGGTTCGGGTTGCTAATCCAACGCGAGACCCAGCGCTACAAGCAGAAGCTACTAGACTACAACAACAGCACGGTTTAACTCCTGATGAAGCTGACGCTATGCTAGATGCTACAGCCGCAGGTGTGTTGCAGGCTGCACAATTTAATGCGCTTGTTGGTACATCACGAGGCGGAAGAAGTAGTAATAACTATAATGGTTTAATTAAAACATGGATGTCTGCGTTTTCTTACACAGAACAACTTAACAGACGTACCACTTTCTTAGCTGCTTATAGAATGGAACGAGAAAGAATACTAGCATCCAACCGATTTGGAACTAATATCTCTAACCTTCCGGAAGCCGAAGCTGCTGAAGTAGCGCTTCAATCTCAAGAGTTTGCTACGAAAGCAGTGAATACATCACAGGGTGAATACGCTATGTATAACAGACCCGAGATGGCTAGAGGTAACTTCCTACAATATATCTTCATGTATAAACAGTTTGTGATTGTTAGCGTACAGTTGATGAAAGGTATGGATAAGAAGGGCAGAATAGCTATGTTGACTATGCTGTTCTTGATGGCAGGTATGAAAGGACTACCATTTGCTGACGACTTGATGGACTTGATTGATACTCTTGCTCAGAAGTTTGGTATCAAGATGAAAAGCGTAGAGGAAGAAACTGCACGGCTTGTTGATGCTTTTATCCCCGGCGCTTCGCCGTACTTCATGCGAGGATTTCTTGACCAGTGGACAGGAGCAACAATATCTACAAGACTTGGCTTTGGTGATTTGATTCCATTGTCGGGTGCTTTCAAAGCAAAGAGTCATGCTGGAGAGTATTGGAGAGAAGCAGAGAACTTCTTTGGGCCAGTGTACTCTGGAATGGCAGGGTTGTTTGGCACAGGAGCACAACTTCTCAGGTATGGTGCAGAGACTGTGGGCCTGAAAGATGGAACAACACGATTCGCAGATATACTTAGAGATGCACCATCTTCTGCTGTAAGAGGTTTGGTTGATGGTATGACTTATCTACACGATGGAAAGATTACTAGAGCAGATGGTACAGTCTTGGATAATGATGTAGGTGTTATGACTTCTGTATTTAGAATGATGGGTTTCTATCCATATCAAGTTATGGTGCAGAACGATATCATTAGAATGACAAAGCAGACTCAAGCCTATGTTCAAGACATGAAGGCTCACTACAAGCAAGCCTATATTAAAGCTAAACTAGAAGGTGACAGAGATGAGGTTCGTAGAATCTTAAACTTTGTAAAAGAATATAACAGAGATACCAAAGGTACAGAGTTCTACTTTAAAGACTTTGTTGGCTCTGCAAATAAATCATTGAAGTCTGCTAAGAAGAATAGTGTGAACAGATATAGGAAGTTTGCACCAACTACGATACGCCCAACCATCAATGAATTGCTAGATATCTATGGAGTAGAGGCAAATTAGGGGGGTACTAAACTACCTAGAAGGGTCGTTTCGCCTCTGTACGGGCTTCTCAGAGGCTTGTTTTTTCAGATACTCCTGTCTTTTCTGCCAAATTCGCTCTGCGCTAAACAATTTCTTGTTTATACGCTCTATGGTTTTAGGGTGTGCAAACTTGTATGGCGGAGTATCCAACCTAAGATAAAGGTATCTACCATTAGGTAATCTTATTTTATCAAACGTCTTTATCTTTCACTACCTGTAGCTGTCCATATGCCATATCATCAGCCGCTGTGTCTGCATTCTCAAGCAGACTTTGGAATCTTGGGTGTGTTAGATTGAATCCTATGACATAGCTTTGTGCTAGTTTGATTGGAGTATCCTTACCTAGTGATGCTTTCTCTGAACGTGGTGTAGCTAACGCATTCTCTACAGTAAGTTCCTGTTTGAATGACTTGTAATCAGCGCCCCGCACAGACAACCATTTCCTAAAGTGAGTCCTATCAATCATCATAGTACCCTTATCAAATACTTCGGCAGGTGATTTTCTAAACACATCCAATCTGATTCGGATGTCACCCCTTGGTATCCTAGAGAAGTCGGGTTGCGGTTTCTGTCCTACAGTGTGCATAATGGTTACAGATGTATCAGCACAGTCAGCCATATACTCAGCAACAAGATCAAAGCAATCAACTTGGTTTTCTTGTACTGTCCTACGGATAGCACCTATTTGTGCTAGTACCCACTCGGTAGCTTGTGTGTAATCAAACTTAATTAATCCCCACTCACTAGCTAGTTTCATACCTAAGTCTGCCAGTATTATTGACTGCTCCCAGTATCTTTCTTCACCACTAAACTTAGCTTTGTACTTCTTATGGAAGTTATCTGATGCTTCAGCTATCGCAGACTGGATACCTTCTTCACCCATTGACAATAAGTTTATGATATATTGTCTTCCTACTGACCCATAATGAGCATGGACGGCTTCATATATTTTACGACCTGCTTCAGAGCCTCGAGTAAACAGAGGTACAGACGGTACAGTAAGTTCTAGTAGACGAGCCATCTGTGCATCTGTATCCAGACCAGACGCTATCAGCTTACTTTGTAGAGACTTGTTGGTAGATACTATGACAGGTGTTGCCCATGTCTTTGCATCTCTTTCTTCAGCATTACGATTCAGCCTAGCTTTATCTCTACCCTGTGATACCCAATAACAGAAGTCACCGACCTCTTTATCCTGCATCATAGTCACTTCATCTATTGTCAGCGGCAGGTTAGCGTATGTACCAAGTCGTGAAAACAGACTGTTCTGTGTGTACTTAGCCGCAAAGTGTAGCTTGTCGGGGTTGCCATAGATAGACTGCGCCCAGTATTGTGCTAGTGTTTTACCACCACCAGTTGGGCCGTAGAGAGATACAGTTAATCCCTTGAGTCCTGTGAAGTTATACAATGGTGCTGAAAAGCCAACACCTAAAGTAAACATATGTGATTTCAAACCTGCTTTTTCTAACACTGATGTTAGGTTTATCCACTGTTCCGCATCACCCTTACTTGTAAATAAGTCTGCGCCTTGCTTCTGTATGCCCGATGCAAGACTGATTGATTCTTCTGTCACTCCTTCTGCTGTACGCTTTAGAAGTGTATCGCCTAAGACAAATGCCGTATTCTTCTCTTTCCAACCCATAGTAGAATATAAGTTAGTCATAGTACGGATTTGCCTCAACTCATCCATATATGTTCTTAACATAAGCTGAAAATACTCCGTTTGTCTTTTGTTATATAACACAATCCCTTGATCTGCTATAGCTGTAGCAAACTCACGATTGCCTTCTGTTAGATATGCCTGTCTTAGTATAAGGTCTTGCCACCCCATATGAGGTCTATTCCAGTGGTATCTAACTGTTTCATACCCTAGTGATTCATCGAGTCCATAGCTGACAGGGTATATATCAAACTTACAGACATCTATATCTGTATCATCTATGGTAACTTTTATACCATCTTGTGTTCTCTTAAATGGTTTTGGTATTGGTATCTGATTGGCTTGAGCATCGGGTGCTTCTGCTGATAGTGGTGCTTCTTGATACTGAACACCTAGTCTTGCAGGTGATCCTATCTTACCTTTGTATACACATCCTCTACACCCGTTCGGTCTATCTATTTCAAACTTACCACAAGTTGTTGGGCCACTAGCTGAATCTTTCCAATGGTTGAGTTTACTTATAGTAGCTTGATAATCAAACTTAGGATGACGTTGACTCCACTCTACTGCTGTCTTCTCTGCATCATTACAGAAAGCGGCTACACCTATTAGGTCATACCATAATGGTTCATCAACTTTATCTTGATTGTCTACTGCCCAGTCAATCTGCTTACATTTAGATTTAACTATTGAACCAACAGCAAGTGGGAACTCTTGTTTAGACACAAGATTTTCAAGCAACGTGTTGTCACGAGTGTGACCTTCTTGCGGCCCGGGCACATCACGGTAGAAATAAGATAGTGATTCGGTCAGAGCAGAAACCTCTACTGGTTCTGCGTCTACCAAAAGTTTTACTTCATTACCATTCTTTGGATTGTGTGTACCAACAGGTCTTAGCACTAACGCACTGTTAGCTGTGAGTCCTGCGTCTATCTTAAACTCTTTATCCAATGCCGCTTGCTTCATAGCATTGGCTAGTGGCTTCCAATCTTGTGGCTCTAGTTCTTCTGTAAGTACCCAATACACATGTAACCCATTACCCGAATATACTATCATCGGCTTGGGTAAACTCATTGTGTGTACAAACTTACCTAGTTCTTGTAATCCTTCTTTCCAAGATGCGTATGGCTTTCCTTCACCACAATCCACATCTATAGCTACAACCTTAGTAGCCCTAACGTTGTCTTGTTTTCTGTTACCTTTAGCATTGAAAGAAGATATAGCGAAATAAGTGTTGTTACCTGTGCTATCTAATCTTTCACATGTATGTGCAAGTTCTTCTACCGACTCAAAGAAACCCTGTTTCCGACCATCTTGGTTGATAACAGTGGTTACATAAAACCCTTCTATCGGTAGGACTCGCTTGAGAAACTCTAGCGTGTTCATATTACCTACCTATGTTATAGGGGAGAGCATTAATGCAGTCTCAACTACTCTCCCCTTTGTTATACTACCCTGTTTTGTCAATAACCTCAAGAAGCCTTTGGAATCTATACTTCTGTTCCATAGCTATAACATCGGGTGCAGGCCACCCTTCTGTCATAACATCAAGCAGTTCCTTGAGTGTGCTTCGTACTTTCTTATCATTGTTCTTACGGATTTTGTTACCCTTAACCCAACCATAATAAGTCATACGAGACACACCAAGAAGTTGTGCCATGTTACCTGTGGTCAAAAGCATATGCTTTCGTAAGGCTTCCACTTTCTTGAAATCAAGAGGTGGTGTGTTAGCCATTGTCCACATCTCCTACGAGTTGTGCGATCTCTGCGGCTAGGTCATCAGCACCACTGACAGTCTTTGCCGCCTTTGGCTCTTCGACTACCTTTGGTGTTTCAACAGGCTTCGCTTGTTGTACAGGTTTAATAGCTTGCACTACCTTTGGTTTGGCAGGAGCAGGAACTGGTTCTTCCGCTGCAGGTGCTGCAGGAGAAGTCTCACTCACAGAAACATCTTCTTCTATGGTGAATCCGTCTACCTCATCAAAGCCAAACTTATTAGCACCACTAGCACCCTCTACATATGAGATGACTTGTACTGCTCTGAGTCTGATTGATACACCTGCACCGATCATAGCTGTGTGAAAGAAAGCACATGAGCCATTGACCTTGAGTTCTGACCCACCATAGATATTAGAGTTGGTCATCATGTTACCCTTACTATCAAAGACAGCAGGTTTATATGCGGCTTTAGATTTGAATTTGATAATCACATTACCTGTAGGATTACCATCTTCATCCACCTCTTTACTAAACGGAAGTGGTGCTTGTTTGATTTCCATATTAGGCTTGTCTTTCTTCAAAGCCTTAATACCTTCAACAACAGTCTGCTTGATAACTTCAATCACAGGCTGAGCATCTTCCTCTGACAAACAAAGGTTCACTTTGTAGTGTCCTTGCTCATCAAACTTAGTGTCGGGCGCACTGATGTAAGGGTAGTACGCAATCCCTTTAGCGGTTGTAAAAGTTTTATTCATAGTCTGAACCTCCTAGTTCATTGGTTAATATAAATCCATCTTCTTCGACAAAACCGAAATCATCGAATCCGTGGGCGGACTGTCCTATTTCAACAGCAAGTTCTCCTGTGACAATCCTAGTCTGTTTAGTCCCCAAATGCTCATCGACAAGAGTTTGGTTCTTATCACTATTGAATCCACGGAAGCTAAATCGTAGCTTCGGGAAAGCGGCTAGTGTATCAAACTCTATCCTTGTCCTTACTATCTCGGGTGCAATACCACGCATGGACAATTCTTTTTGATAAGCATTCAAGTTCTTCAAAGACGCAGGAGTAACTTGTAGTAAGTATGCTTCACTAAATGGGCCCTCTGCTAAGACAACTGCCAATCGTTTCTGATCGACACAAGCCTTAACTTTATTCCCTGTCGGTGTAGTCCTAGAACCCCAAGCATTCTGTGGGCAAGAAACACACATGTCATTTTGCATGGCATGACTGTTCTTGTTTGGATACACACCATCTAGTGAGTAGCAATCGGGAGTAGAAGATTGACTATCTTCTGACCATTCCTCTGCATACCAAGATTTGGATAGCTTTGGGTTCGCACCGACAATGACAACATCTATACTCTTGTCGAGTACAGTCTCCTCGTCACCACTGACAGCACGAAACTGTTGGCCTTTGATAGAAATCTTCGGTGCAATCATTTGTCGTCTGCCTTATTCACAGGCTTACGGACATTGACATCTATTCGTGTGCCATAATTAACACCATCGGGAACAGCTTTGTTGGCATCAATATAGCCACGCACTGCTGTCTTACTGACTCTTTTCTCTAGCATATCCCACGCTTCATTATTCTTTATAAAGCCTAGGACTGCATCCCAATCTCCCACTTGGGCAAAGTCGGTAGTCGTTATGAACGCTGTACCAAATGGTGTCTTCTTAGAAGTTTCACCATCAGCATCCATCTTTTCTTTTAGCCACGCTTCAAGTTTGAGAAGATTAGCTTTTATATCTGCAACCTTTTCTTTGGTCTCAGCTTCTATAGCTTCCTTCTGTCCTCTCAACTTGAGGTATGTGGCAATAACTTTATCTGTAGTTAGTTCCATAGTTACCTCGTTTCCTTCTGTATAAGGTCTAGTAAAAGACCTTGTAGCTTTTGTTTATTTTTAAGCCTCTCATACATCTTATACTCTAGGTCTGTTGACTCTATGTGTATGACGTTAGAGACATGTTTCTTACCTATCCTTTCAATACGACCATTCGCTTGAATGTACTGCTCGTTGCTAGTCACTGGCCCATACCACACCACAGTAGATGCGGCGGTAAGAGTTAGACCATGTGCCATAGTCGCAGGGTGAGCAATTAGTACATGTGGATTCTTTTCATTCTGAAAGTTATGGAAGATAGTGTTTCGTTTTGAAGCTGATACTTCTCCATTAACAACGGCTACATCCCATGTCTTTGAAAGTTCTCTTTCCAACATGTTTAATGTTCCTGTAAGGGGAACAAAAACTATAACCTTACCTCCTACTTCCTCTATAATCTCTTTAACAACTTTGACTCTTGGCGAACAATCTACTTCGATATGCCTGCCATCATCTCCGTACACTACACCACAACTTATCTGTACAAGTTTCTGTAGCTTCACGGCTTCATTGACAGCAGTGATTGTTCCTTCTTCCTCAAGCTGTGTTACAAAATGTTTCAGCATGATTGAGTAATGTTTCTTCTGTTCGGGGGTGAGGTCTATCTTTCTTGTCTGATAGACTGTATCGGGTAGGTCAAAGCATTCATCTCTTGTATACCTAACAGCAGGATACAGAATGTGCTTTACTATCTCTATTGATTCGGGTCTTGGTATCCATCTCCACTGACCTATCTTCATCATCACGGCTTCTCTGAAAGCAGTATATGTTTTGGTGCAGTGTGGACTATCTACTAGCTTAGCTAATGCCCAAGCATCGGTGGGATCATTCGGGGTGGGTGTACCTGTCATCAACCACAAACGAGTTCTCGGGTGTTTGTCCATAAACTTCCTGAGCGTCTTGAATCTGTTTGTCGATGGGTTTCTAAGAACGGCGGCTTCATCTACAATAACAAGGTCAAACATGTTGACAGCATCATCGGATATAATATTGAAACCATCGTGATTAATAATATAGAAGTCTGCTTCTGTCTTGAGTAACTTCTTCCTTCTTGCACTTGTTCCATGCAAGGTTACTGATGTACGATTAGGGAAGTTCATAAAGATACCATCACCCCATACTCTCTCAAGTGTAGACAGTGGTGATATAATTAGAACCTTCTTAATCTCTCCTATCTCCATAAGATAATCTGATGCCCACAATGCTGACTGTGTTTTACCAGTTCCTATCTCATTAAGTACCAATGCCTTTCTGTGCATAGTAAGAAAAGCAGAAGTCATACGTTGGTGTTCGTAGGGTGTAAACCTACCCTCCCAATTATAATAATGTAAGATTGGTGATGGTGCTTGGAATCCTAGATTGCGTAGTACCTTAACTTCATCTAGCTTGTGTGGTGCTACAACGAGTTCTGCTCCGTCATACTTTAGCATGCGAGCTGTAGGTATAGTTTGCAATATCTGATTAGGGTGCTTTGGCTTGATAGCAAGAGCCTTTGCTTGTTCAATAACAATCATCTGTTATCTCTCCAAAAACTTCTGCAATCCTGTGCCTTCTCTATATAGTCTACAACCTCCTGTATAGTTTCTTCACTGTAGACTAAAAAACATTTACCACCGTTCACTTCTATGTCCTCCATTGTTTTGGTTTGCAATGCAGTCGGCTTCTTTGTTTTATCAGCCTTGCATTCTATACCTACAAATTTACCCTCGACTATGGCTACCCTATCGGGTATGCCTGCCTTACCGAAAGGCCCACTCTGTGGACTGTAAAACCAAACACCAAGTTCTTTTAACTTCTTATCTAACTTACGTTTAATTTTTCCCTCGGGGGTATTACTCATAATATAATTATCTTTACATATATGTCAAGTTGAATATTCACAAATATTTTTTGCAGGGCAAAACCTACATAAACCACTAGGTTTTGGCGGCCAATTATTATTTGTAAATGACTGGTTAATTCGTTCTGTTTTACTTAATAACTTTACCCACATGTCATCTGTATCTACTCTACTATATGTATGTGAGTCTAGTGCCATATCCTTCAGCCATACAAAAGTTGACTGTACTTTCTTTACGCTAGGAAAATGTTGGAACACCTGCAACGCAAACATCTCTAACTGTGAGAAGTCGGGTCTGCGTTTACCTGTCTTCCAATCCATAACGATAGCCTTATCATCAAACAAAATAAGAACATCAAGTATGGATCGTAACCAAGCATCCTTCTCCCACCAAGTTGTTGGTGTAAGGTTTTCATTTAGTGTTAGCTTCTGCTCTACCTGTAAAGTTCCACCCATATCCTCTATGCTTTTACATAGAGGTTCATAGGCTTCTGACTCAGTAGGTAATGCCACCTGTTTATCTAGTCTATGTTCAAGTGCTTCGTGTACTCGTTCACCATAGATAGTGGCATCACTACCTGTATCCTTTACTTCTTTAGTTACCCTTTGATGGTAGTATCGTTTAGGGCAGTTCTCGTACATCTTAATAGACGAGAATGAATGTGATAATGTCATGTAGACATCCTCTTAATTATGTCATGCTTGAGCATTTCAAGTATAGCTATGGTTTCTGTACTGCTTTCTAACATACTAGAAAACCTTACATACTCTCCGTCTAACTTTACCATGACAAGTAGTTCTTCTGCCGAGGGGTTCTCCTTTACGGCATTGGATACCTTGCCAAGTATCTCAAGTATCCTTTGTTTCTTATTATTATGTGCCTTAAATTCGTTAGGCAATTCATCTTCGTTCATCATTTCGCTTCTCCATAATTATAGCCTACACCCGACTCGCATGCAACAGGCAAGTCCTTTGCCCAGCGCGGTGGGGTAGACATCTTTCTCTCAACAAGTTGTCGTGCGTGTGTTGTGTCGTGTTCCCGGGTAGTGATAATAACTTCATCATGTACTTGAAAAGCAACATGATATGACTGTCCGATTGATGCCATCTGTTCTGCGACTACAATCCTAGCCAAAGCCTGTACCACATTCTCTGTAACTTTACCTCCGTAAATCCTAGTCCAGTCGATCTTCTGCTGTTCACCAGTCATTAGTCTTTTCTGTGTAAGCTTACGGAAAGTCCTAGCGTCAGATATATATTCAAAACCATCAGCCGTATTACGCAACGCATTGTATTTTATTCTCAGTCCATTAGGTAAAACTATACCATCCTTATCATAAGGTAGTAGGTCACATATGTTACCCGATGCACTCGACACCATACCATTCAAAGCATGACCACAGCTATGCCATAGTGATACTATCTTATGGTTCTTTTGTCGGTATAAGTTTACAATACGTTTGGCTTCGTTCTCATCTATATCTACAGCTATACCACCTTGCCCAAGAGCAAGAGTGGCTCTAAACTTTACATGACCCATACCATACCCGAGTCCAAGAATACAAGTTTTCCCTACAAACCTTTGAATCTTATCATCTTTTGTAACTTTCTTACCATAGACTTCGGATGCAAACTCACTGTACACATCACGCCCCTCACGGAACGCTTGCACAAGATCATCTTGTCCTGCAATGTACGCAACCATACGGGCTTCTATCTGTGACGAATCACAAGCAATCATTACATCCCCTTCGGGTACAGTAATAGCCTTACGAATCGCACCATTCCTAGGTAAGTTCTGTAAGTTCAGCTTATCACCACCACTAAACCTACCTGTGTGTGCGCCATAGTAGTTGAGCATAATAGGTAATGCTCCCCTGTCTGCCACTTTCATAAGGTTTTCAGTCCTAGTCTCTTCGATGGTAGACTTTGTACCAAGTCTCGCCGCCACTAGAGTTTGAACCTTTGGGTTAGGATGGTCGAGCAAAGCAGTAAACTCTTTGTCTGTCTTTGCAAACGCATAGGTTTCTTTACCAGTGCGTAGGCTAGTCTTCATCGGTGGTTCTACACCAACAGTTTCTAGTATCTTTGCAAAGATTTGATTAGACATCAGAGCCTTCTTAACTCTGTCCTCACTAATACCTTTAAGTGCTAGTGATTCAATCAGTTGTCGCTTGTCATCCTTAACCTTTTGTAGATGGTCAGCTAGAACCTGCTTATCTAGTTGTATAGTAGGCTCAGTATACATACGAATTGTTTGGTCTATAATCATAAGTTCAGACACAGGTACTTTCTGTCTTAGCTTTTCATACAGTTTGTATGTCAAGTTTATATCCTGCAAACAATAGTCAGCATACCTGTCAAGTTCTTGTGGTGAGAAGTCATTGCGTTTCTTACCAAGACCTTGTATAATCTCATCCCCTTTTTGACCAAGGTTATAGAAGTTTGCCAATGCCTTGAGAGACCCCCCCACATTTGCATGGTGGAATGGTCTAGCCATAGACAAAGTATCAAACCAAAACTTAGGCTTAATACCATACAACCAAGATAGGATAGCACCATCGAACGCAGTATTGTGTGCAAGGATAGCATCTTCCGAATAGTCTAGTGAGTTCAGAAACCTACCGACATCCTCCCCACTATACCAATCGGGTGGGTTATCATCTACCTTTACACCTACACCAATAACCTCAAACCTTGGGTCTCTGATGTAGGCTTCAGTTGTCATCTTGGATAGGGAATACTCACGACTATAGTATGTTTCAAAGTCAATCGTGATTACTCTCATTGCTTCCCCCTTGCAGGAACTTGTTCTCCTGCTAATGCACCATAGCCACACATGTCCACATAGTTATCAACATGCTCGGGGTTCTGTTTTATCCTAGCTACTTTCAGTAAAGCCAACATGACTGGTACATCGTGGGGGTTAAACTCAACCCCCTTGTATGTAGTCCACAACTCTGCTGTAACTCTAGCATTATCTGCAAAGTCTCCGTGGTCGTCTTGTCTGTCTACTGATGTTAGCTTGTCTGCTTTCTTTAGTATGTTACCTCGTTTATACTTAGCATTCTTTCTGCTCATCGTTACCTCCATGTAAAGTGAATAATTCCACACCTTTACCACATTGTAAAGAGTGTTCGTTACAAATGTTTACAGCTTGACTTGCAGTAGCACCCATTGCTAACGCACCAAGTGCTATCTCCTTCCCATCTCCGAACGCAGAGTATGGTGCTGTGTTTGGTATCAACATCTTGTACGATAATTCATACAGTCCATCTTTCTTCACAACGATTAGCTTTGCTTGACTAGGTGCTACATCGGGCATGATATCGGGCATACCTTGCTGATACCATTCCGATAGTTGTCTGATGTAGTGTGCTAGTCCAACACCTGTAATGATTACTACTTCTTTATCCTTGCTCATGCCATACCAAGCCTTTGATGACTCCCATTTCTGAGAGCCATCATTAGCCATTCTGTCAGTAGCAAGGGTCTTTCCATCCCATGCTATTACTGTCATAGTTTCCTCGCTTCCTCTATTGTTAGCATTCGGTTACTCATATAAGATGAGAACCTGTACTTATCCTCACGCTTCTCATCATGTCCTTCTTTCTCAAAGACATCGAATCGTCTACGCAATTCAACCGACATGTCTGTCAGTATCTTGTGGACACCATCAAACACTTCCTTGCTTGTAGGCTTGGACTGTTGGTAGTATCCACTCGATGGTGTAGAACAGAAACCAATCAACAACTCTTTTGAGAACTCGTTGTCTCGTATTGATTTTTCAAGCAAGTCAAGCCAAGGTTGACTAGACCAATCGGGTTGCTTCCAATGGTATGTACTCTGCCCTTGTCTCTCTGCCCACACCTTCTCAATCAATGGATCAAAGGCACGAACCTTTGCCCTTGCTTTGATACCACGCTTGAACTTGGCTAGTGCTTGTCGCCATACCTTACGTTCGTCAGCTTTCTCAACGAACTTGTCATCGGGTCTACGATTGAGACACTCACCAGTAATGATGTTGAACTTCAGACCTTGAAAGTATGCAGGTGATTCCTTCATCATCCTGCTTTGTATGCTGTATGATGACATGTAGCATGAAGACTTGAAGTCATTGCATATAGCTTCGCCAACATTGTCAGACAACATCTCAGCTTTTGCTAGTTGGTTTTTGTACCATTCTTCTACTCTCTTAACCATTGCCTTGGCATGATGACCTGTGTGTTGTACCCGATACAAACCTTTCTTGTGTCGTTCGAACATGAATGGTATCCAACGATACGCTGATGACACAATAGATTGTGAGTGTTGCCATACCACAGATGGTGGTGCAACAAACTCCACTATGTTGTCAGGTGTTATACGCATAAAAGCTGTACTGCCGTACCCCTCAACGTGAACATCATAACATGTGACACCTTGTTGTACTGTCTGAAACAGTCTGAAGCTTGCCGATATCTTACGACCCTTTGACTTGTCACGACACCTTGCAAACTGATTGGCAAAATGGTCATAGGTTTCTAGCCTACGACCACCGTTGTCTGTGTCTGCATAACTGCTGTATCGATACTCATTAGCCATCTCTTGTTTGATGTACGCAATGAGTTCTTGTTTGTTACTTACTTCCATAGTTACCTCTACTTTCTTGTTAGTTTATTGAATGTTACTTGAGCCGTCATACTGTTTAGGTCTACACCAATATCTTCTGCTGTCTTTGGCTTGACCTTCTCAGTAATTTTCTTGTGGCGTTCCTTGGCATCATCGGGTAACAAATCCCACAATGGTTGCCATGCTTTCAACGCAGGTGCTAGTGTTGTATAGGTAGTCACAATCTGCTTGACCCCTGCTACAAACTCATCCTTCTTAGCTTCTGCATTGAAGATACCTTGGGTATACTTCTTGAATGGTTCATGTAGCCATTCAAACTTCTCATTGTGGTAATCAATCTCACACCTTGAGTAGTCCATGTAGTACCCACTATCTATCTTACCTTGCCACTCTTTCTGTGGTGGAAATGGTAACGGACTTGGTAGTTGTAAACGTAAGTCTACATGCTTCCATGTTTCTACCTTGGTATGTGCTGTCTGCCATACATCTTCGGGTGCATTCTTGAACCCTGTAAGTGTTAGGCATTCAACCTTACCAAAGAATCCATCGGGCAAAGCATTCATCTTTGCTTGGATATCTGCTGAGAACAAACTGTCATACAGTTTCTTACCCCAGTCTTTGGGGTAGTTCTTCTTTGCTTGTTCGATGTTGTCATCAAACATTCTCTCTGCATTCTTGACGATATCGTCTTGCAGTTGTTGGCTAAATCTTACTGTTGCCATGTGCTATCTCCTTTGTTCCATTGTTTAATTAAACTACGGACATGTTCTTCTGCCATAGTACCTAGTTCCTTGCGTATCTTCTCGAACGCTTGTTCATTGGTCATGCCATATTCATCTAGGCATGTGACCAACATTGTCTCTGCTTCAATGCAGAGATTTTTAACTTGACCCATTGTTACCTCCTTGTGGATAAGCTATTTCTTTGTCGGGTATTTCGATGTACCCTCTTGTTACTTTATGTTTGAAGTAGAGATACCCATTGGCTCTGTGCATAAACATATAGCCGTTGAGTATCTCCTTACTTGCGTATTCAAACACCTCATCTATGTCGTGTTCAGTTACGAGTTGCCTAGTCATGGACACCCTCCATGTATACGACCTCACCCCAAGGGGCAGTGCCTTTCATGTTGGATACCCATAAGACTGGATACGCAGGCTCGTCACCAAAGTCGTCACAACACAGGTCTGTGAGTACGACACAAGCAACAGGATCAATGTCCTTGTCCTGCATGAATCTGAAGATAGGACTGAACGCAGTACCTCCACCACCATGTGGTTTGATTACTGGCTCATCATCTTCAAAGCAGTCGTAGTGACAGACAACAGAGTCAAAGTAGATGACATGTATCTTGGTAGGCGATAAGTCTTGGTAGACTTTAGTAATCTCACTCGCAAACTGAGTGAGTTCCTCCTCGCCAATCGAACCCGATGTGTCGATAGCAAAGCATAGTTCACCTAGTGCTTCACCCGATACGCTCGGTAGATACATACCTTGTGACAAGAACCTCCTGTTTGGTCTTGCCCAAGTCCTCGTGTCAGTACGTTGCTTGACAAGAAACCTCTGCATGACATCTTTCCAATTCACTCGTGGCTTCATCAAGTCACCAACGAATCGTTCAAGTCCTGCTGATAGTTTGCCCATCATCTTTGCAGACTGAGCCGCTTGAGCAACTTTGACTTTCCACTCTGCTTTCTTCTGCTCAATCTCAGCAGGGGAAGAGTTCTCCCCTGCATCTTCGATGTCATCGTATGGTTTCATTCCGTTACCATACCCACCATCACCATCTTCGGGCATTGGTGGCAACAAGTTGTAGACACCATCGGTAGTACCACCACCTTGCTTGAGCAAGTCTCTGTCCATGACACCACCTTCGATGAACCTGCCAATGCCCTCGTCTTCAAGCATTGGATTGATGACAGCATCACCTGCATAGTTCCAACGCTTCGGGTCACGACCATTCAACCGAAAGATGTGTTCGAACATAGGATGACAAACTTCGTGAGCAACGAGGAACAACAGTTCATCGTCTTTCAATGGCTCACAAAAGTTAGGGTTAAACAACACACGGCTACCATTGGTAGCCGCTGTTGGAACATCCTCTGATAATTCAAAGGGCATGTTCATTGCCAAGTTACCAAAGAACGGATGCTCAAGTATGAGTGCCGTCTTTGCCTTGGCGATTCTTCTTTCTAAGTCCATTAGTTACCTCCCATAAATGCACCCATCTTATCCATAATAGCCTTCGCTTCCTCAGCCTTGGTACGTCTGAGGTCGGGGTCATTACGCAAACTTTCTGGGTGGTTGTTAGCCAAACTCCCCTCAACTTGTTGTCGCATGGCTTCCAAGTTCGGGTCGTCAGCAAAGTTCAACCGACTAAGTATTGAACAGACTTCCTTAGTATTCTCTACCAAGGTATCTCTGAACACAGACTTAGGGTCGGCAAGTTTCTCAGCCATGTGTTTCACTCGGTCATACAATCTCTGCCAAGCTTCTTGCATAGCTTGTTGAGCCGCATCTTGTACTCTCGACTCAACGTCTTGCTGTATCTTTTCCAACTCCTCGTCACCAATACTCACACGGAAGTCATTGGATGGTACTGGAAACACAGCCATGTCCATCTTGAACTTACGTTGTATATCATGCAGAGCAGGATAGTCATTCCTGTTGTACAAGTTACCAAGGAATCTCTGTGCATCTGCATGCAGTCGTGGATACTCTTGGAAGAATGTATCAACAAGTTGTTGCCAGTCAGACTTCTCTTTTCTAAACTCTGTCATAAAGTTTAGGTAGTTAGCTGATGGCAACATCATCGTACCTTCGATACCCCAAGGTAAGGTGTTCGTGTAGAACTTCTTACGGATTAGGGTAGACTTCTGATGAATGTTAGTCAGAGCATCGTTCATTGGTAGCAACGATTTGTTGTACCTACCTGCTGTCAATGCACTGGCATTCTGTTGGGCAACCTGTTCGGTTGCCCTCTTGTCATATTTTCTTGCTGTCCATTGAGAAATGTTCAACTGAACTAGCAATGCTTTATCGCTCAACTTCATAGTTACCTCCTTAGAATAGAACGTCTTGATGGTTAATCGCCCACTTCGTGAACGCTTCATGTGATGCAAGGTCGGGGTTCTTACGACTTGCATACGATACACACAACACCGAGAACTCGGGCGACATACGTTCAGCGAACTTCACGATGTTTCCAAAGTTTTCTGTGGTTGCTCTCTCACCCAATGCACCAGTAAGTGCATAGCAAGTAGCAGGGTCATCGGGTACAGTCACAGACATTGGTGACTGAATGATTGTATCGGGGTTAGGTAGCTTCCGTTCAATCTTCAAGAAGCCACTGAACTCAGCGGCACAACCTTCACCAACAGCACCCTTGAATGTCTCGTACTCTGCTTCGGGTGGTACAACACCAATCATGTCAGCAACACCCTCGACCCAACTACGAGGTGATGGGTTCACATCTCTCTGTGGATCAAAGTCATGTAGCAATGCAGTACGGAATCGAATGAATGATATGACAACAGGTTTCACTCCGTGGTCAATCGCCCATGATGTCCAGTCATCAAGGTGTGTCTCCAACTCATACACAGTCTCACGATTACGCAAGTGAGACAGCACTCTGTTAGCACCTGCCCTGTCTGCTTGTCTGTTACCAGTAGACACGACCATCCAACCTTTCTTCATTGGCTTGCCGTGTAGATTCCTAGCTTGACAGATGTTAGCCAACACCTTCTGCAAGTCTGCACTCGCTTGGTTTCTGTCATCGAAACACAGGATACCTTCATTGGGTATGTCATCCCTGCCCTCGTATGGAAACCAATCGGGTAGCTTGTAGTGAAGCATGTCATCACCATTCGGATAGAGGATACCAAAGTCCTCCACCAACATGGTTGGCATATGCTTCTCGATGTATCCGACACCCAACTCCTTGGCAACTTCTTGCACGATGGTTGTCTTACCTCCACCCGGGCTACCTTCGATAGCGATAGTCCGTTTGGTTGGGAACAGATTTCTAATAGTTTCCTTCAACAATGTTGCTCGCATTACGCACCTTCCTTTCTGTTATGGTTATACTTGCGATGGTCAAAGCCATAGGATACGACTTGTTTGCCGACCCTAGTCCTCTTGGCGACTTGCTTGTCTGAGTAGAAGATGATGTCGCCCTTATCATCTCGTACTGGTACTCCACCTTGATGCGTTCTCAGCATGAAGAGTTTCAACGTAGCCTTAGCCATTAGTGACTCCTTCTATAATTTGTTGTGGTGTAAGGCATGAGTTGTATTCAGTCCAAAGACTTTCATCCCATGTCTCACAACCTAACAACAGGTTGATAATTACAAAGGCAAGAAAGACACCAACACCTGCCGTTACGACAAGTGCTAGTATCCATTCCAATACCTTTCGTTTAGTTACAGGGTGTCCGAACATAATCATAAGCTGAACAAACCCCATCCAAAGTAGATGTCTAGTATGGAAACAGTAGCTGATGCCAATGCCCCCCATATAATCCACCATGTGATATCATTCATACAAACCTCCTTTGTTGTTGATACCTTTCAGTTCTTTCTTGTTGGATATCACAACGTAGTTAGACTTGTGCATTGGTACGACTGTAAACTTACGCTTACCTGCCGTAACCTGTCCACATTCTAGACACGTTCGATAACCAAGTTGATAACGAGCAGGCATAACCTCCTCGATACCACAAACATTACAAGTATGTTTATCTGTCATTGTATCTCCCATAGTTACAAAAAAAGAGAGCATGGTGTTACCCATGCTCTCCAATGAATGGTTAGGATAGAACTTCAATGTCGCTCTTTCTTGAAGCAGTCTTTGTAAGGTCACGCTTCTCCAACATGGCTAAGTATGGCTTACCACCAAACCTCAAGCTAGCTAGCAGTACAGGTTGTTCTGCTTTGTTAGCATCGGGTACAAACAAGTTCATCTCATACTTCAACTTAGTAGCATGCTCTTTCATCTTGTTGTACAACTCAGATACGTTCTCTTTGTTGAACTTACCTTCGGGATTAGGTCTGATGTTAACCTTCTTAGTCTTGTGGTTAGCAAACAGTTCTACATTACCTTCGTATAATTTACCCATGATATACCTCCTTTGTTAAGATCATTGGTATATCGACATAGGAATCTAGAGATATAATACTCTCGCCCTGCCGATTTTTAAAATTTATCAAATCGAAATCGTTTTGTAAAGTTTTGGCGTCTTTACAAGATAAACGCAAGTTTAAACAAGTATCTATAAACACACAGCTTTATACATGTATAGTTACAGGATACCTACAGGTTATAGATACTGGAAAACATAAGTATAACAGCAGGTTACAACTTAGTATATAAACTATCTAGGTGGAATTAAGTAATACGTTGCTACTCTCGCTATCGTTATATCGTTGGTAATATCTTGCAGACAAAGGGTATATGTATAATTCATAGATAATTTAGATAAACTAGATAGTATTTCGCTTGTCATATGGCTAAAACGCAAGTAAATCAACGCTTAATGGTAACCTCGGTGTAAAGTTTAGGTATCTAAAACACAACATATTGTGTCAAGTTAGTAACTAGATAGCTAGATAGCCTGCAACTTTACATTCTAACGATAACATTATCTCCGTAAGTAACGTGCGATAACCCCCCGAACTATGGGATTATATATTTAAAAAAATAAAAAAGAAAAAAGAAATAAAAAAAGAAAGGGGCCGAAGCCCCAATCCTTAGTTTGATAGTATCCAAAAGTGATCCCATGACACTCGCTTGTCTGTTGGTCTTACAAACTTAGCGATGCGTGGTAGTGAATCCAAGTTATTATCTTTGATTGCACGTTTTAGTTCGAGTAGTTTAGTTGTGGTTGCATCGAACATGTATTTTACATCTTCACCAGTTAATACTAGTGTGTCGTTTTTATATCTTACTTTGTACATAGTTATCTCCGTTAGTTGTGAGGGAGCCGAAGCTCCCTCGGTTGATGTTACCTGACACAATGTATTTGTATCTGGTTAGCATAACAGACGTTCTTGTCTATCAGCTGTGACCAAGCCCAATTCTCAGCTTGTTTCTGAGAAAAGAACCATCTGAAGTAGAAAGAGTTATCTTCAATCCACGTCAACTTCACTGTGCGTTTATCCATGTTGCACTCCATTGTTGCGAGTGGAGCCGAAGCTCCACTCTGGGTTGATGTTAAGCAAGCTTACGTTTCTTGCTTTTGGTAGTAGTCGACTTCTTCGCCATTGGCGGAAGCATAGTCAACTTCGGCTTGCCGAACTTGTCAGCCAATAAGACTGGTTCGAGATTCTTGGACTTCACTGGGAAGTAGAAGCTCCAAGTGTTAAGCGGAAGCTTTTCAGCCTTGCTCAACTCGTTAGCCTTAGCTAACAACTCAGAAGCATTTTCTGAATTGAAAGCGCCATCGATATCCTTTTCAAGGCGGATATCCTCTGTGCCGTCCTTGGCTTCGCCAGTGACAATAGACACATTACCTCTAAAGAGTTTACTCATGTAAACACCTCCGTAATGTGAGCATGGGCGAGTGCTCGGGTTATGCCCAATCGGTCTGTGTTGCCGATGATTTAAAGCTATCAAAACTATACACGTTTGTCAAGTATGAGGCTATACAAGGGTTTTAGAGCCTATATTTCTATAGCCTTATCATTGTTTATAAAATGTGTTTTAGGGGGGCACATGGATTGCGCGCGACAGCCACCCCCCCATATAAGTAAACCTCTCATAACAAGACCCAAAAAAAGGACGTGTAAAGTTTACTGCTTGACATAGTTTTGGTTTTCGGTATGATTTATTTATGGATACGCTACCATTGAAACATACTAAGTGGTCTGACCGTTTAGCTTTTGATGTCGCTCTTATGTTAGAGGGCAGCGGCGAGTCTTTGGATGAAGTAATCGAAAGACATGCAATCAAAGCGGAAGACATAATCAAGTTCAACAAAGATCAGGTCTTTCTGAAGAAGGTCGAGTCTTATCGAAATGATATCCGTGATAAGGGTATGACATTCAAAGTTAAGGCCCGTGCTCAGGCAGAAGAACTCCTGACAACTTCTTGGACTTTGATACACAGTCCCGATGTGTCCGCTGCAGTAAAGGCAGACCTCATCAAGTCTACTGTTAAGTGGGGCGGGCTAGAACCAAAGAATGATGTTCTAGCAGAAGGAGGATCAGGTGGAGTTAAAATTACAATTAACCTCGGAGACCAAGAACACCGAGCAACTATCATTGACGCAGAGCCAGATGACGAACCAGTTGCCCTCGGAACTTCTTGAGAAGTTTAATACAGTCTACGAAGGTACAAAAGCTTGTAAGCTAACTAGTATGTTAGACCATGATACGTTGACAGCACATCTAAATAATTTAGGTGTACCTTATAAAACAAAAATTTTACGAAAACCTTCCACAGTATACTATGTATTACTTGTGGATAACTTGGGGATAGATCACGGAAACTGTGACAGATGCGGGGACAAACTTGTGGACATCTCGTGGTGCAAACATTGTGGAGATATGGGTTGGTTTGAAGAGTGGACTACAATGCAAGGGTACTGGGGTTAGATGGAAATAGATTATACACCATCCAAAGTATGCAAAGAATTTATGCAGTCTGATGCAAAGATGCGTGTGCTTATGGGGCCTGTTGGTTCTGGTAAGTCAGTAGCAAGTTGTTTTGAAGTTATCAGACGAGCTACGATGCAGAAGCCTAACAAACAAGGAATCCGTAAATCACGAGTAGCGATTGTTCGTGAAACTGCCAGACAGTTACAAGATACAACCATTAAAACTTTTCACGATTGGTTTCCGCCCGGAATATGCGGAGACTATATGCGTACTACCAAAACATATTTCTTCAAGGTTGGAGATATAGAGTGTGAGATTATGTTTCGTGCTCTTGATGACTCTGACGATGTTGCAAACTTGAACTCATTGGAATTAACGTTTGCATGGTTCAACGAGTGCAGGGATATCAACCCTGACATTGTTGATGCTATGTCTAAACGTATTGGCCGTTTCCCGTCATCTAAAGACGGTGGGCCTTCTTGGTTTGGGATGTGGGGGGATACTAACCCTCCAACAATGGATACATGGTGGTATTATCAGATGGAGGGTTTAGACCCTTCAGATGGTGTAAGTCTTAATGATAATGGGTGGGATGTATTCAAACAACCTTCGGGCAGAAGCTCCTTGGCAGAAAATGTAAATAACCTGCCCGAAGGCTACTACGACACCCAAGGTAGATCAGATGAATATATTCGTGTGTATATAGATGGCGAGTATGGTTTAAGTTCTGCAGGTCAGCCTGTGTATAAATACTTCAAACCGGACTATCATATGGGACATGCAAAACTTAAACCTATAATTAACGGTGTGCGTCCAGTTGTGGTCGGAATAGATTTAGGCTTGACACCAGCGGCAGTTATAGGGCAACAAGACCCTCGCGGGCGAGTCTTGATTCTCGATGAGGCTGTGAGTTTCGATATGGGAATACAAAGATTTGTCCGCACCATTCTGCGCCCGTTGTTGACCGAGAGGTTCTCGGGCGCACCAATCTTAATCATTACAGACCCTGCAGGAGTGCAACGTGCACAAACTGACGAGAGGTCTGCCGTGGACATCATAAAGGCCGAAGGTTTTAGAGTTCTCCCTGCTAAAACCAATAATGTGTCTGCAAGATTGTCTGCGGTAGACGACTTCCTTATGAGGCAAGTCGATGGGGACTCAGCGTTTTTAGTTGATCCCAGATGTACGCAGCTCAAGGCTGCAATGATGGGAGGATACAGATTCCATTACAAGAATGGCAATATTGATAAAAACAAACATTCACATGTGGCAGAAGCGTTACAGTATCTTATGCTGCACGTTGGCACTGCAGGTGAAGGCGGGTTTGTTGTACAGAGACGAGAAATAAAAAGGGTTGCGGCAGGAGGCTGGACTTGATACAATTCGCATATAGTTACCTTCCGACTATGTTACCTTCAAACCCACTTGCTCCGGCAGGTGGGTTTTTCTTGTATTTTAAAAACTTGCATATATACTTGTTCCTATGTATATTTAATTGTAAACTTATTGGAGGTTATTGATGAAAGGACATTGTGGCAGTAAAAAATCCATCATCTATTCGGATAACCCGAAAATGGACACTAGTGGAATGTCTAGTGTAATGACTATAGAAATGATGGAAGCAGGTGGGCCTGTAGAAGTAAAAGATATGGGCGCAGTTGTAAAGTATGGATCAGGTGGTAAAGTTTATACAAACAAAAACGATAAAGACACCGAAGAAGACATGAAGGACATGGTATAACATGGTACTGCAAGTCGTAGGAAATGAAGAACTAGTAAAGCAAGAAGAAGCTCTTACTAAACAACAGCTAGCTGAAAGGCAGAACCAACCTCTTATTTTAGGATTGGCAGACCACCTACGAACTTGTTGGGACGCAGCAAGGCAGGCGAAGAAACCTATTGAGCACATCATGCTACGAGCACTCCGTCAAAGAAACGGAGAGTATGAGGCAGATAAACTAGCACAGATTAACCAGCAAGGTGGGTCTGATGTTTACATGATGGTTACAGAAGTTAAATGTCGTGCGGCAGAAAGTTGGCTGCGTGATATTCTTCTTGATCAGGGTTCACCCCCGTGGGGTCTTGAGCCTACACCTATCCCTGACTTGTCACCACAACAGACATCAGAGATAGAGAACTCGTTTGCTGAGCAAGTTGTAAAACTTGTTGAGATGAACGGGCAAGCGCCAACACAAGAAGAAATGATAGAATTAAAAGAAATGGTAACACAAGATTACCGTTTCAAACTATTGCAGGGTGCAGATAACCGTGCAAAGAAAATGGATGTTAAGATTCGTGACCAGTTTACACAAGGTGGTTGGGGCGAATCATTTAATGAATTTATCACCGATTTGGTTACTTACCCATGTGGTTTTGTAAAAGGCCCTGTGGTTCGTAGGCAAAGAAAACTTGGCTGGAAATATGAAAATGGTAGAACTACTGTAGAAGCAGACGAGATTATTGCTCCAGAGTTTGAACGTGTTGATCCATTTAGAATATATCCTGAGCCGGGTGTAACTAATCTTAATGATGGTTATTTGTTTCAGCATCATCCGCTAAGTCGTTCAGAGCTTGCAGACCTTATAGGTGTGCCGGGTTACGATGAGGATGCCATCAGGGACGTTCTTGATATTGGTAATGGTACATCTTGGTTTAGTGAAGATGTAGAACTTACTAAAGAGAACGAAGAAAGAAAGTTTCATACGTTCAACAAACCAACTACAACTTATGATGCTCTAGAGTTTTGGGGTAAAGTAAGTGGTAAGATGTTGAAGGAGTGGGGTCTTTCTGAAGAAGAAATACCTGATGAAGCAAAAGAGTATGATGCTAACGTTTGGGCCGTAGGTAACTATATCATTAAAGCAGTATTAAACTACGACCCGTTAGGAGAAAAACCATATGCTAAGACATCGTTTATTAAATGCCCCGGTGCGTTTTGGGGTAAAGGTATACCAGAAATTATTGAAGATTTGCAGAACATTTGTAACGCTGCTGCAAGGGCTTTGGTCAACAATATGGGGATATCTTCCGGCCCGCAAGTCGAAGTTAACCTCGAAAGAATCCCGCCCAACGAAGACATCACGCAGCTCCACCCGTGGAAAATCTGGCAAGTCACGAACGACCCGTTAGGTTCTAGTGCACCTGCTGTTAGATTTACACAACCGGATGACAACGCAAATACGTTGTTAGGTGTTTATGATAAATTTTCTAAACTAGCTGATGACCAATCAGGCATACCATCTTATGTTTACGGCGACTTAAATGTACAAGGCGCTGGTAGAACATCTTCTGGTTTGTCTATGTTGATGGGTGCAGCTGGTAAAGGTATTCGTCAAGTTGTTATGCACATAGATAACGAAATCATCAAACCTATTGTTCACAGACAGTTTGTGTACAACATGCGTTATGATGAAGATGAATCAATTAAAGGCGATGTTAACATTGTACCAAAAGGTGCAGTTAACCTTGCAGTCAAAGAGACTGTAAATGTTCGCCGTATCGAGTTTCTTAATGCAACCGCCAACGAGGTTGATATGCAAATTGTTGGTAAGGAAGGCCGTGCAGCGATTCTTCGTGAAGTGGCTAAAGGGTTGCAAATGCCTGTGGATGACATTGTTCCATCTAGGGAAAAAGAACGATTCCAAGATAAGGTTAAGGCGCAGATGCAAGCTCAACAGCAAGCTCAGCAGCCTACACCGACTCAGCCGGATGGTTCTCCCAAAGGAGGAATGGATGGCAACACAGTGAGTAACCGTGACACTGGAGGTGCTGGATGATAAATCCAAAACCAGAGGTTATTCAGTCTTTAGCAACCGTGTGTCGTCAATATCCTGAAGTGCTTAATTGGCTGAAGGAATGGCGTGATCACGAGCTACAGAAGCTACCGAGTGTCTTGCAAAACACGGCGCTTGCACAGGGGCGGTGTCAAGTTTTGTCAGAAGTTACTAAAACAATAGAACAGTCCCCTGAAACGTTTTCAGCAAAGTCAAAATGACAGCTGTTAATTACGCACACCGATAGGAGCGATTATGTCAATACCAAAGCAAGTTCAGAAACAATCAGAGGAAGTACAAGAGTTGTACAAGCAGATTAACGGAGAAACAGAAGAAGCACAGGCAAATGCCGAGGCTACTCCTGCAGAGGCTGTTAATGATGTGGCAGAACCTACAACTTCCGACAGTGTAGAAGGACAAGCACCTCAGTCTGAGCCGCAAGAGCAAGCGGAGTCAGGCGACCAAGAACCGAAACAAGATGACTGGCAACAGAAATACAGATCGTTGCAAGGGATGTATAATGCCGATGTTCCTAGGCTTAATGCCGAGAACAGAGACCTTTCTTCCCGTGTGTCTCAACTAGAAGGACTGCTAAGCTCAATGCAAGAGCCTACTCAACAAACACCAGTTCAGTCTGAGAAATTAATTACAGATGACGATGTTAAAGAGTACGGCGAATCCATTGCTGTTATGCGGAAAGCAGCTCGTGAGGAAGTTTCTCAAGAGATTGCACAGTTGAAACAACAACTAGGACAACTTCAAGGTGTTTTACCTCAAGTACAGCAGGTACAAGCACAACAGAAGAAGTCTGGCGAACAAACGTTCTGGAACACTATTGCTAGCGAAGTACCAAACTGGAGTAATATTAACAACGATCCTGACTTTCAGTCATGGTTGTTAGCGATTGATCCACTAACTGGTATTAGCCGACAGACTTATCTGGAAGATGCACAAAAGAATCTGGATTCAGGTCGAGTGGTTAACTTTTTTAGAACTTGGGAAGGGGCAAATGGTACGACTAATACTGCTCAAGTTGACCGTAGTTCTGAGCAATCTCAGTTACAGAAACAAGTTGCTCCGGGGCGAAGCCGGAACAATGGTGTAAAAGCTTCTGGACAGAACCGAACATATACCCCGAATGATATTCAAGAGTTTTATGCTGATGTCAGGAAAGGTAAATATAAGGGGCGAGATGATGAACGAGGTCGAATCGAACGTGACATTTTTGCTGCACAGCAAGAAGGTCGCATTAACGTTGCTTAATTAACAAAGAGGAGGTCATTATGGCTTTTGCAACATCATCCGGGCATCCGCAGTATACCGGGAATTTTATTCCTGAGATATGGTCGGGCAAGCTCATTGAGAATTTCTACGATGCTACGGTATTGTCAGCAATCTCAAACACTGATTACGAGGGTGAAATTAGAAATATGGGCGATACCGTCAATATTCGAACCACTCCCGAAATCACAATACAAACCTATGTTAAGGGTCAAACTCTATCCGTAGAGAATCCTGACAAGGCTAAACTACAACTCGTAATTGATAAAGGTGAATACTTTGCCTGCGTTGAAGACGATGTTGACCAAGTACAGACAGACATGAATCTAATGGACATGTGGTCGAAAGACGCTTCTGAGCGTATGAAGATCAAAATTGACCAAAGGGTTCTTGCTGATGTTCTAACTGGTGTATCCGCAAACAACAAAGGTCAAACAGCTGGAGCAATCTCTGGTAATATTGATCTTGGTGTAGCAGGTACTCCCGAAGCGCTTACTACTACAAACGTGATTGGTAAGATCGTAGACATGGGAACAGTTCTTGACGAAGCTAACTGTCCTGAGCAGAATCGTTTTCTTGTGATTCCTGCTAAGATGGCTGGTCTAATCAAGCAATCAGACCTTAAAGATGCGTCTATCACTGGTGACGGAAGTACACCATTGAGAAACGGGCGTCTTGGTATGATTGACAGGTTTACTGTTTACGTTTCTCATAACCTCGTAAAAAGTGGTAATGAGTTCAGCGTTATCGGTGGTCATACAATGGGCTTCACATTTGCATCTCAGATGACAAATATGGAAACCATTCGTTCTGAAACAACTTTTGGTAACATCATTCGTGGTCTTCAAGTATACGGCTATAAAGTCGTTAAGCCTGAAGCTCTTGCGACAATGATCGTTACAGTATAAGGGGGTAAATTATGGCTACTTATAACGATGGTAAAGGATACAAACTTGGTACTGGTGCAGCACACGTTGCTAAAGGCATCAATAAAGTTTCATCCATTAGCGTGGACTTGAACTTTGCGACTATCACTACTGAGAGGGCAGCAGCTGGTCTGACTGCACTTACAAGTGCTGATATTCTTGAAGTAATCAGGATTCCTGCAAACACATACGTCACTAACGTGGCTCTGAATGTGACAACTGCCGAAGGCGGAACACTGACTGTTGATGTCGGTGATGGCGATAACCCAGATGGATATATTGATGGTGTTAACGCTAATGCTACAGCAGCATATCTTACTGTTGCTGGAACAGACGCTTACGAGTCTGGCAAGTATTACACAGCAGCTGATACGATTGACATTGTTCTTAACAATGCTGCAGACGCAGCGGTTATGACTTTGACAGCCGTAATGGTTGACTGCTCAGAGTAATCTAAATTAGTCGGGGGGCTTCGGCCCCCCTACTTGTACACGAAAGGAGGTACTTATGGGTAAAGGTATGAAACATTATCTTCGAGATGGAACTGAGCATAAAGGCACTATGCACAAGATGGCTAATGGAACTTTGCATACAGGTAAAACACATACAGCTAATAGTAAAAAATTGTTTCATTTTAAAGATTTGAGCAAAGCAGCGCAAAAAAAGGCTAAGGCATAATGGCTAAAATCGACAAATCTAAAATGGCATGTAACAAACCGAAGCGTCAAGTTTCTGGTGGTAAGAAGTTTGTTGTAAAAGCGTGTCAGAATGGTAAAGAAAAAATTATTAGGTTTGGCGATGCGAATATGAAGATTAAAAAGAATCAACCGGGCAGGCGCAAGAATTTTCGTGCAAGGCATGGGTGTGATACACGACCACCCTCCAAAATGACTGCTCGTTATTGGTCGTGTAAGAAGTGGTAATATTATGGCAGCACCAAAAGTAAAATCTAAGAAAGACGCTTGTTACCATAAGGTAAAAGCTCGCTACAAAGTTTGGCCATCAGCATATGCTTCAGGAGCTTTGGCTAAATGTAGAAAGGTTGGTGCAGCTAACTGGGGCAACAGTAAAAAGAAGAAGTGACATGGGTAATGTAAGAAAAACAGAAGCTGGTGCTAACTTACAAAGATGGTTCAAGGAAAAGTGGGTAGATGTAAGAACAGGCAAGCCGTGCGGAAGACAAAAGGGAGAAAGTCGTGCTTACCCTTATTGCCGCCCGTCTAAGCGAGTATCATCCAAAACCCCCAAAACGTCCAAAGAACTCACGGCTTCTGAAAAACGCAGTCGCTTGGCTCAAAAGAAAAGTTCGAAGAAAGTTGAAAGAGTTACAAGAAAAACGTAATATGAAAAAAGAAAGGCGGTAAAAATGACAAGATGGTTAAGAAACATTCAAGATGGTGAGATTTATGGTTGGAATGAGATTCTAGCTGAAAACCCACTCACTGAAGAAGTTACTGAAGAAGAGGCATTTCCTGAAAAGCATATGCCTAAAAAACAACGTGGTCGTCCGGCAAAGGTAGATTTAAAGACAGAAGATATCCCTGATCCAAAAGGTGAAACTCCACCTGAGTTAGCTGAAGAAGCTAGTAAAGGTTTAGAGCGAGCTAGAAACGATAAAGGACATTATATAAAAGATGATCCAAACACACCAGAAAACGAAGCATGGGTTGAAAAGAAGTGATATTAAATGATGTAATAACAGAGGCAAGACGAATACTACAGGATACTGTATCGCCACAAAGATATAGTGATACTGTAATGTTAGGTTTTGCAAACCAAGCGTTAAAACGTATTGCTGTTTTGCGACCTGATCTGTTTGCTATTATTGCAGATATACCTACTACACAAGATGCTGTAGTACAAGCAATGCCTGCTGATTCAATTCGTTTGTTAGAAATTTATTCTGTTAAAGGTGGTAATGGCATTATTGAAACTAATAGAGAAATATTAGATCAATCACTGCCAACTTGGATGAATACTACTGCTGGCCCTGCTATTAATTTTATGCGTCATGTTAGAAATGCAAACAAGTTTTTTATATATCCAAAAGCTCCTGCTAATCAAACATTGATAGGTGAGTATGCACAAACTCCTCCTGTATATGATGGTACAACTACAGTCGCTTTACTACCTGATGCTTACTTTCCTGTTGTTATAGATGCAACTGTGTTTATAGCTGAGTCAGTAGATAATGAGCATGTTAATTCAAATAGAGCACAATTATTCCAAACTTCGTTTACCCAAGCTCTAGGGGTGGCTGCACAAAGCAGAGCAATCACTGATACAGAACGAGGCGGATTAGATGAGGAGGATGTTGCATAATGCCTACATATACAACTAGAACCTTTCTCGACATTGTTAATCGTCTTTCTCCTAGTGTACCCGGATGTCCTACTCCTGTTATAGAGCAGTATGTTCGTGATGCTGCCATTGAAGCATGTGAACGTACTCTAGCTTGGCGTTATGAGCAGCCTAGTATACGGCTAGTACCCGGTGCACATGACTATGCGTATGAGACACCAGATGATGCCGAGGTTCATGCGTTTCTTACCGCTACAGTAAATGGGAGGGTAATGAAACCAATTACTATTGAACAGCTATACGACATATACCCTAAATGGCCTAATCAAGCTGCTAATGAACGAGCAGAACCATGTTATATAACACAGCTTGATCCTGACAACTTTTCTGTTGCACCTGTTCCAGATAACAGTACAACATATGATGTAAAAATGATTGTTTGTCTAAAGCCTTTACGGACAGCAACTAAGATGGACAAGAAGTTTTTAGATGAACTAGAAAATGTTATAATGCACGGAGCGTTACAGCATCTTCTAGTGCTACCCGATAGAACGTTTAGTGATAGGGAGTTAGCTTCTTATCATGCTAAACAGTTTGCATTTAAGTTATCCGAGCGTAGAGCTAGAACTAACTTAGGTGCTGCAAAAGCATCTATGCGGGTGCAAGCACAGAAATTTGCGTGAGGTGATTTATGGCTGATGTTATTAGATTAGTAAAAGGAGATGAACTTCCGAATATTATAATTACTCTCACAGACGATGTTGCTAACGCACCTTTTAATGTGTCTGCTGCTACTACAACAGTAAAAGTAAATTTTAAAGCAGTAGGTGGTGCGACTACTCTAAGTACGATTACTTGCACTAACCTTACGGATGGTACAGATGGTAAAGTTCAATTTAACTTTGCTAACGGTGTTCTTGATGTAGACCCCGGTGAGTATCAAGGTGAAATTGTTGTAGATCAAAACGGAAGTCTACAAACAGTTTATGATGTATTAAGATTTAGAGTAAGGTCTAATTTTTAATGGCTAATGTAAAAGTATCTAGCTATATTGCAGCTACTATTATATCTGCTACTGTTTCAGTAAGCACTGTAAGCGCTTCTTATGATTACAAAAGAGAAGCAATATCTATAGCCGCTAGAGCTTCTTCTATTAGTTTTACAACAGAGCTTGTGCCTATGAGGGCAATGGCTCCAGAAACTATAACTGTAACTGATTTAACTCCTGTTCTTGAAGTAGACAAAGTTTCCGGTGATACTGTTACTGTATCTGAATCTCCTGTTATGTCTGTTGATATAATTAAAACTGATTCAGTTACTATGCAGGATGTTCCAAATAAAATTATAAATTCTAGTATAGACTTTGACTTATCTGATCCTGATGTTGATCCAGACCCTATCAATATGTCTGATACTCAAGCATTTGATTTATCAAAGGCAGTTGCTGAGATTAATGAAGTAACAATAGGTGATCTACCGTCTAAACAACCAAACAAATTTCCTACAGATAGTGTAACAATGGCTCAATCTTTTGGGCCATTTAACATTGGTAAAAACCCATCTGATTCTATAACTGTTTCTGAAAGTGATGTAAAAACTTTAACAAGACCAAATATAACCGATTCCGCATCTATAGGTGATTCTCCTGCAAAAAACATTACACCAGCAGGTAAAACTGATTCTATATCAGTTGCTGATGTACCAGTTAAAAACATTACACCAGCAGGTAAAACTGATAGTGTTACAATGGCAGATAGTTTTGGGCCATTTACTATAGGTGTAAACCCTACAGATACTATAAATGCTACAGAAAGTATTGCTACGCAACTAATATTAGGTGAGTCTAGTTATCTATACCCGACTAGATTTTCTGTATTTGATGGTGCAGAAACAGGTCAAGTTAAAGGATATCATATAGGCAACAGTGATGTAGCGTCTCGTGTAGCTGATACTCAATACTTAATGAATGATGAGTTTGGCGTACTTAATGATCATTATATTGGTGGTGAAAACAGAGACGGTATAAGATTTTATAACAGAGTATTTGAGCAGGATCAATTTAGACTTAGAAATATTGACTACTCTGCACAGATAGCAAATGGTGATAGTTTACTAAACAGTGCAGTAATGTGGGATTCTGCTACTGATGGTGAAGGGATTAAAGAGTTTACAGGTATTATTGGGTCAGCAGGTTTAATTGGACAACCTATTGTAAACTCTGATACAATAACTTACGGTGAATTAGTAAATGCTGGACTATTAGTTAATTTTATATATACTGATACTAGTGATTCACCAACAACAGGTTCTCATGGGGTGAACGGGCATTTCTTAAATGAAACACCAATGGGAGCTGGATCACATTAAAAGGAGATGGATACATGATAAATGATTCTATAAAGGTTACGGGTGAATTAAAACTTACCCTTACACGACCTGACGGACATGTAAAACATGAGGTAATTATACCTAACCTTGTTGTTACAACAGGTAAAAATTACATAGCGTCACGGATGAAAGATGCAAGCGCTACGGCTATGAGCCATATGGCTATCGGAACTGGTAGTACAGCAGCGGCTGCAGGAAATACAGCTTTAGGTTCTGAAGCAGGTAGAGTAGCACTTACGTCTACTACTGTTTCTAACAGTGATGTAGCTTATGTTGCAACGTTCCCAGCAGGAACAGGCACAGGAGCTATTACAGAGGCTGGAATATTAAACGCAAGTTCAGGCGGTACACTATTATGCAGAACTGTTTTCAACGTTATTAACAAAGCAGCAGCTGACACATTAGGTATTACTTGGACAGTAACAGTAAGCTAAGGAGTTAGATATGAGTGTCAAGTTTGCAAATAATGCCCATTCAACCTTAGCCTCTAGTATTTCTACTAGTGCAACTAGCATTACAGTTGCTAGTGGTCAGGGTGCTCGTTTTCCATCTCTTACGGGTAGTGAGTTTTTTTACGCAACCTTGATTGATACATCTAACAACCTTGAGATTGTAAAAGTTACAGCTAGGTCATCTGATGTTCTTACAGTAACTCGTGCTCAGGAAAGTACAACAGCTAGAGCTTTTGCTAGTGGCGATCGAATAGAACTTCGTGTTACAGCGCAAGGTTTAGTTGATCTTAGAACTATTACAGCTGATGAAATTGTAAATTCTATGATTGCTACCGATGCTGTAAATGCAGATTCTATTGCAGCTAACGCTGTAGGTGCTTCAGAAATTAATGTTTCTGGTAATGGTACTTCAGGTCAGGCTTTATTGTCCGATGGTGATGGTACGTTTTCTTTTGGTAATATAACTCAAAACTTTGTAAAGAGAACGTGTATAGGGCCTAACACTACTAGATATTCACACAGCAGCACTAGTGATAGTGGGAATGTTTGGTCAGGCAGTTTTACAAAAGTACATGACGATGCAACGTCAGCTATATATCTTACTTGGATGGCTCCTTCTTATGGCACTAACTCAGATTTTTCAGGTGTTTATTTTGATATAGACACAGGAACCACACATGGCACTGATGGTGCTGATGCTTTTTATGGTGTTGGTTATACAGACAACGGTGAACAAGCAATGCATTGGGGCCTTAAAAAAGTAGACCGTTCAAGTTTAGATGCTGGAACTCACAATGTAATATGGGGATGGAGGCCAAGAGGGGGAGGGTCTAATAGACCTGGTAATGTTTTAAACCCAAATAACGGAGATGATAGTAGAATACAAGCAAAAGCATTTTATTGTTTTGTTGATGAGATATTAAAGTAAGGAGGTATGTAGTATGGCAATATACAATGGATATAGATGGCATGAAGACGAAAACAATAAAAGAACTAAGGTTCATATTGATGATGCTCTTTGTGCGTTTGATAATTTTATAGGTTATCAAGGAGAACCACCAACAACCGCAACAGAGTTTAAAAACTTAAAACCTATGGGTGGAACAAAAAGTAAAACTGTTTGGAAAGAAGATACAACTGCACCAACTTGGACAGAGGTACAAACAAAACAAACAGAACTAACTACTAAAGCTCAAACTGATATAGATAATAAAATTTCTGCTTATAGAAAACTATCTATGACAGATGATGAAATCAATGCTCTTGATCCAAACCTACTTCAAGAATAGGAGTCTAGCATGGGAGTTAAAGTAACAAATAACGGGTTCGGAACTCTTTCAGCAGGTATTAATAGTTCTGCCACTACAGTTACTGTCGACTCTGGACAAGGTGCTCGATTTCCAACTTTAGGTAGTGGTGATTTTTTCTTTGCTACTCTTGTTGACACATCCAATAATCTTGAAATTATAAAAGTTACAGCTCGTTCTACTGATTCTATGACAGTTGTACGAGCACAAGATAATACTACAGCTAGTTCTTTTTCTATCGGTGATAGGATAGAACTCAGACCTACCGCTGCATTATTTGAAACTATTTTAAGTCAAGGAACTGAAGTTGTAAATGATACCTCTCCGGTTCTTGGCGGTAATCTTGATTTAGATAGCAATGATATAAGCGATGGTACACTTCTATTAAATAGTGGACGTATTCGTTTTCCTAATGCTAGTTCTAATCCCGGCTCTCCAAATACAGGAGATGCGTACTATAATACTAGTGAAAAAGTAGTAAGACATTGGAATGGTACTCAATGGATTCAAATGTCTAATACCTTTTCAGCTACTGGTGGTACTGAATCAACAGCTACTATTAGCGGAACAACCTATAAAATACATACTTTTACTTCGTCAGGAACTTTTGTAGTACAATCTGGAACTGGTAATGTAGAATATTTAGTAGTTGCTGGAGGCGGATCAGGCGGTATCCAACACTCTGGAGGTGGCGGCGCAGGCGGTTTTAGAACTAATGTGTCAGGAGCTACTTCTGGTGGGGGCGGTTCTGCTGAAGCAGCAGTGACAGTTTCACCGGGTTCTTTTGTTGTAACTGTTGGTGCTGGCGGTGCAAAAAATACAGCTTTAGGAAACAGCAACGGCACAAGAGGAAACAACGGTGGTAATTCGTCTATTGGTTTTTCATCAGCCATAACTTCTATTGGCGGCGGAAGAGGCGGACGTTATTCTAATGTTGCTGGTGACTCAGGCGGCTCTGGCGGTGGCGGAGGAACAGACAGTTCTTCTGGCGGTGCTGGTACGGCAAATCAAGGTTTTGCTGGTGGAGCTAGTAACGGCCCTAACCACGGAGCTACATATGGCGGAGGCGGCGGAGGCGGCGGCGCTGGCGCAGTAGGAAATGGTGGGAATAATAATAGTTCTGCTACTGGTGATGGAGGAGTTGGTGTTCAATCTAATATTGATGGAGGCAACCACTTTTACGCTGGAGGCGGTGGAGGTGCAAGAGTTGTAAATAGTGGATTAAATGGTTCAAGGTCAGGAAATGGCGGCGCAGGCGGCGGAGGCGGAGCAGGCGATGGCTCAGCTTCTAGTGCTAGTGCCGGAACTGGTGGTTCTGGCCGAAATACTGGTGCTAATGGTCTTCCTGCTTCTGGAAATGGAGCACCTGCTAATGCATCGCCCGGCGGAAACGGTGGCGCAAATACTGGTGGCGGAGGCGGTTCGTCTGGACGATTCGATTCTTTAGCTGGAAATGGTGGCTCTGGAATTGTTATTATAAGGTACGAGGTATAAAATATGGCTCATTATGCAAAAGTATTAGATGGAAAGGTATTAGAAGTAATTGTTGCTGAGAAAGAATTTATTGATAGCTATGTAGATACTGTACCGGGAGAATGGATACAAACTTCATATAATACATTTGGTAATAAACACCAACTAGGAGGAACTCCTCTAAGAAAAAATTATGCAGCAGTCGGCGGAAATTATGATAAAGAAGGTGATTTCTTTTATGCTGAACAACCTTTTCCAAGTTGGTTATTATCAAAAGATACTGGATTGTGGGAACCCCCCGTTTCTTACCCTGATGACGGAAAAGAATACGTTTGGAATGAAGATAAAAAATCTTGGGATGAAGTAGATTATCTATGAAAAAAGAAATAAAAAGAACACCTCTTGTTATGATGCCCGATGGCAAATTTTTACGAGGCGATGAGTTTGTAAGCGAGGGAGTCGTTGTTGATGAACCACCGCTTTATGAAAAGCCGCCAGTCGTTGAAGACCAAACAGCAGCGGCGAAAGGTGAAGATGAGTAAAAAACGTATGACAACAGCAGAGATTAATACCGAGTTACTACAGCATGAGGCTGTGTGTGCTGAACGGTATGAAATGATTCTGTTTAGAATTAACAGATTAGAGCGTGTGTTACTAGGATCAGCAGGTGCTATTATAGTAATACTACTTTCTATAATTGTAACCCTAACAACATAAGGAGGTGATCAAATGCCGGGTTTTAAAATGAAAGATAAAAAGAAGCTGAAGATGGGCACACAGCTGTATGGCTATGGCGGTGAAGTAAAGAAGAAAAAGAAAGTCATGTATAAAGATGGTAGAGAAGTACCTGAGTTGACTTCAGCGCAGATGAAATTACCAGCTGCATTAAAAGATCAGATTATTCGATCAAAGAAAAAAGATATGGATAAGAAGAAAGGTTAGGTATGTCCTGTGTTAGAATATGTAGCAGCAGCAAATGCGGCATATGCCGTTATCCGCAAGGCAGTTGAAAACGGCCGCGAACTAACTTCTGTTGGTAAACAGATTGCGGCTTTTACACATGCTACAGATGATCTAGCCAAACATGCAAACAAGAAAAAGAACAGTATATGGTCAAACTTTACTGGAAAGGATGAGAGCGATTTAGAAGAGTTTATGGCTCTTGAGGAAATAAAACAAAAAGAAAATGAACTAAAACAAATGATGATATATCTAGGCAGACCCGGTTTACATAGTGATTATGTAAGGTTTTGCGTAGAGGCTAGGAAGAAAAGGCAAGAGGCAGCAAAAGAAAAAGAACGACAGTGGGCTTCGTTTGTAGAAAGTTTTCAAACATGGTTCTTAATAATATTGTTTGTGGTATTAGGGTTAGGAATTTTAGTAGGTGGCGTTTGGATTCTTAGATATAAAGGAATTATTTGATGCCAAAGAAACTACAAAAAGAATCTATATATGCTGAGTATGATCAAGATGGTGACGGTATAGTTACTGATGAAGAACTTGGTCATGTCAAAGAAATTAAACAAACAGAAGATGCTTCACGAAAAAACCTAGCTCAACTTAGGATGGCTAGGTTTTCTTTAATTGCAATGGGTGTATTTACTGCAGCTATGTTTTTTATACCAATAGAAAGAGTTAACGCATTAGCTGATATTAGTAATTTATTTTACCTTACAGGTGGTGGTGTGGTTGCTACCTATATGGGGACGACTGCTTGGACACAACGCAGTACGAACGGGAAATGATAACAGTGTTTGCATTGTATGTATATGCAGGTGCTTCACTACAACCACCAATAACTTATTGGTATGATGTTAATAGGTGTAGGTATTTCGCTGGTAGATTAATGCGCCAGCCCCCTATACCGGGCGAAAAAAAGCAAAAGATTACTGCTGTGTGTAAACTACAACAAGTAAAAAAGGGTACTGAAATTTACAAATAAGTGGTATAAAAAGATGATATGGCTACAAAATTAAGTGAAAACACCGAGGTATCTTTACCACTTCGTAATATGATAAGCCTGATTGCAGGCGCTGCGTTAGCAACATGGGCATATTTTGGTATTGTAGAAAGGTTAAATACTCTTGAAACTAGAATTACTTTGATGGAGTCTGATTTAGAAAAAAACACAGAGTTTCGAATTAAATGGCCTAGAGGTGAAATGGGCAGCTTACCTGCAGATTCTGAGCAGTTTATGCTTATTGAACATTTAGCAAAAGAATTAGAAAAGTTACAGATGCAGATAGAAAGTGGAAAAGCTCCATTTGACCAACAACAAAAATTAACCTTGGAGTTTTATGAAAAAAGAATTAACGATTTAGAAGATAGAATAGAAAAACTTAGGTCTAACGGATATGGAGATTCGCAATGATTGAGTTAGTTTTTGTTTTACTTCTATATAGTAACGGAGAAGCTATAGAATACACACCCTATGATAGATTATCAGAGTGTTTGTCTACAAAAAGGACAATTAAACGTAACGTTAACGGCGGTGTAAACTTTGATAACCAGTGGAAATGTAAAGAATTAAAAGTAAAGCTGGAAAAAAATTCAGATGGGAGTTATGATATAGTAGAACTTATTGAGGAGTAATTATGTTACAAAGTCTAATAGGGCCAGTCACTGGTTTACTTGACAAGTTTGTAGAAGACAAAGATCAAAAAGCTAAGTTGGCACATGACTTGGCTACAATGGCAGATAAACATGCCCAGCAGATAGCGCTCGCCCAGATTGAGGTCAATAAGGCTGAAGCAGCATCTGGTTCACTATTCAAAGGCGGTTGGCGTCCAGCAGTTGGCTGGGTCTGTGCGGTTGCTTTTGCATACCATTTTATCGTAAAAGACCTAATTATATTTGGTGCATCTTTTGCTGGTGCAGAACTACCTGAGTTACCTGAATTTGACATGGGTACACTCCTAACTGTTTTGGGCGGCATGCTCGGAATCGGAGGACTTAGGACATATGAAAAGCAAAAGGGAATCACTAAATGAGAGAAAACTTTGATAAATCACTACAGCTTCTGTTGAAACACGAGGGCGGATTCGTAAACCACGAACGCGATCCCGGGGGTATGACAAACCTTGGAGTTACTAAGAAAGTTTATGAAGAATGGTTAGGATACGAAGTCGATAAACAAGATATGATGAAGCTTACACCAGAAGATGTTGCTCCAATATATCTCAATAACTACTGGATAAAAGCAGGCTGTGATGAACTACCTTCCGGTTTGGACTACGTTACGTTCGATTGGGCTGTTAATTCTGGAGTAAGCAGAAGTTCTAAAGGTGTACAAAAATGTTGTGGCGCTAGCCCGGACGGCGTAATAGGGCCAAAGACATTAGAACTTGTTGCAGGGCAAGACACAAAATATATGATAGAAAAGTTTAAAGAAATAAGGCAAAGTTTTTATGAGGGTCTAAACCACTTTGATGCGTTTGGTAGGGGTTGGACTAGGCGAAACGATGAGGCAACAGAGGTTGCACTAAAAATGGTTGAGGAATAATGGGATCAGTAAAACTAACAAAGTTTCTAGGGGAAGCTCCGAAAGTATCTTCGGAGCTACTTCCTGACGGAGCTGCTCAAAATGCTTTTAATGTTAAGTTGTATTCTGGTGATCTTATACCTTATAGGACTCCAAAGCTTATTGAGAATGTCGGGCGAACGGGTACAATTCAGACACTATATAAACTTACTAATCCTGATAACGGTAACAATGTTTTTCTTACTTACTTAAATGATGTAGATATTGCTACAGCATCTGCTCCTTGGACTACCACTTCTAACACAGAAGATACTGAACAACGATTTTATTATACAGGCGATGGTACACCCAAAGTATCTAATTACGATTTATCTACTAACGGAAGTGCTCCATATCCTGTAACCAACGGTTACTACGACCTTGGTTTACCATTACCTGAAACAACTCCAACAGCTACTGCTATAACATTTAATGTTGTAAGTTCGACACACTATGAGCGAGATAGTGGTAACACTGCAACATTTTACGGAGGAGCATCTCACCACTTACGCTCAGGTAATATTGTATCAGTTAGAGATTTTGGTACTTCAGATGAAGCTAAGTCTTTTAATGCCACAAACGTAGAAGTTACTGTTCTTAACTCTACTGATTTTACATATTTTAGCCCCGGTGATCAGGTTGCAAAAACAGGAAATACAACTGGTCGTTCTGAACTTGCGGGTAATACACAGATTAGAACATATGTTTATACATGGGTTACACCTTGGGATGAAGAAGCTATACCATCTCTACCATCAAACGAGGTATATATTAAAGAAGGTCAAACTGTAAATGTAACTAATTTACCTACTGCAAAACCTTCTGTGCCTGCACAAAATTTTATACGGGGTATACGGTTATATCGAACTGTTGTTTCTTCAGCAGCAACAGAATATTTTTTATTGGCTACTCTGTGGTTTCCGACAGCTACTACTAAAGTAAAACGAGTTGGTAGTGTAGTTACGTTAACCTTAGCAGAACCGCATAATTTTATTGTGGATGATAGGTTTAAGCTATCTGGCATGACTACAGATAGTGGTAGTATGAATGGTGAATTTTCTGTAGCTTCTATTGTTGATAAATATTCATTTACGTTTTCTGATAGCGGTAATGCCATTAGTGAAACTGCTGATACTAACGGTACTGTATTCCATGATGTTTCTGAAAATTTAGATTTAGTTGCTAGATATTGGGGTGATGGAGGTAGTTTTACTTTTACAGATGATTTTCTTGTGTCAGGTTTATCTAGGATATTAGACTCTGAAGATAATGACCCACCACCTTCCGGTATGAAAGGAATTCGTGCAGCACACAACAATATTCTTATTGGGTTTTTTGATAACCAGTTATGTTTTTCTTTTCCTGATAAACCACATGCTTGGCCAGAACGTTTTAGATTAACTTTTGATTCTGACATTGTATCAATAGAACCTATACAAGGTTTTATTCTTGTTCTTACAAAAGAGTATCCATATCAAGTATCAGGTAATGATCCTGCTACTATGGTGTCTGCTCGTATTGATACGTTATACCCATGCTTATCTAAAAAATCTGTTGTTAATATGGGTTATGGAGTTTTATGGGCTACACACGGCGGTCTTGCTAGTTATGCACCTTCAGCTGGTATTGACCTTGTAACAAAACTTATTCACGATTGGGATACTTGGAATGAAGAACTCAACCCTTCTACTCTTATTGGTCATTACTATAACGGCAAGTATTTTGGTTCTCACTCTAGTGAATCATTTATCTATGAACGAGATGATAAAGTAGGCGGATTTTTTGTAAGTGTAAACTATACTTTTTCAGCCGCTTGTACTGATTACCAAACAGGTATTATGTATTACATTGGTGATAATCAAGGTAATCTTTATGAGTGGGATAATAAACAACAAGTGCTTTCTCCATTAGAATGGAAGTCAAAAACTATTGTAACTAAAGATTTTATGAATCTTGGTGCTGCTAGAGTTATTGCAGATTTTGAAACACCTAATGCTGAAGCTGAAAATATACAAGCTTTTAATAATACATTACCTGCTTTTAATAATGGTGTATGGTCTAAAAGTATCCAACTAGGTACAATTAATGGGCCTACAGACTATACAGATGCAGGTACAGCTGTAAATAATATTGGTACTTTAAATGCTTATCCTATTAATGCCGATGGACAAACTAGATTCCCACTAGATGTAACAGGTGTACTACCAGTTACTTTCAAATTGTTTGTTGATAAGCAGTTGATCTTTCAAGGAACAGTAAGTTCTGACGAAGTATTTAGATTGCCAAGCGGGTATAGAAGTGATACATTTGAAGTCGGGGTATCCGGTTCGTCAAGAATACGGGCGATACATATAGGTGAGACCCCATATGGATTGAGGACAGCATGAGCATAGCTAACAGGTTTACAAGTGTACCAGCAGTACCACAAGGGGGTTTTACAGATTACCAAACTGTACTTATTGGTGCAGTAAAAGAAAATGTAGAATTGTTAACTGGACTTCGTGGTGAAGTTGACACCGTAAGTAAAGCTGTAACTCAAGGTCAAGTAACAGTAAATGAAATGGGCCAACAAAAAATGCAGCAAGTGTCTGCAAAAGGCGCAGGATTTACAATAAGTAGTCAAGACGTAGCAGCATTAGATGATGTAGAAAAACTTATTCTTGATGTACAGACGCTAGCTGGCGATGTAGCTGAAATACGAGCTACACTTAATTTTTTAATTAAACAACTGAAAGGACGGTAAACATGGTAATGAAACCTATAACTGATCCTATGATGCAAGCTCAAGCTCCTGATTTGGTAAGTCCGGCTGTGCCTGACTCTGTGTCATTGGATTTACCACCAGCGATTGAAACACTAATAACAATGCCTGCACCTCCCGTTTCACAGGGAGCGTTAGGTGAAATAGCTACAGGTGTGCAAGCAACTAATCCGCAGTATCCAGCTTTGGATTTTAGGATGCAGCCTATGGTAATGCAAGATGGTGGTATGGTTCCAACTCCACCAGCAGGATTACAACCACAGATGCCACAAGGGCCTATGAACCCAGCTATGATGGATGGACAAATAAACCAAACAATGTCACAAAATCCAGAAATGGTAGCTAGGATAAGAGCAGCTATTGAGGCAGGTATTCAATCAGGTGAGTTAGACGCTAATGAGCTTAATACGATTATACAGCTTGCTAGAACAGTACAACAAAATCCAGCTATGTATCCTCAGATTCGACAAATGGCTATCCAACGAGGTATAATTCCAGCTGAAGAGATTCCTGAGCAATATGATGAAGGATTAATTACTGCCATTATTATGGCGGCAAAAGCTATGGAAGCTGATGTACAGATTGAAGGTGCAGAAATGATGCAGCCACAGCCAACACAAATGATGAATGAAGGTGGTGTACTTGTTGGGCCATCACATGCACAAGGTGGAATACCAGTAAAAGTAGCTGGTGTTAATAATGCAGAGATGGAAGGCGGAGAATATGTCATCCCTAAAAATGTTGTGAAAGCAAAAGGTACAGAGTTTTTTGACAAGATGCTTAAACAATATGAAGAAGGTGGTGAGGTTTAATGACGTTACAAGTAGTGCAACAAGAACAAGAACAAAAACAATACAACGCTCAGCTATTATCTACTAAAGAGTTGTATGATAAATACTGGGGGGCATGTATCCCACTGTTTCAAGAGTGTGTTGACAGAGCCATGCACGGTGAAATGACTGTAGAAGATATATATGATCGTGGTCTCAAAGGTCAGATATATGTTATTGCAGTTAAAAACGATGATGGTGACGTACCAGATGTAAAGTTGGTAATAGCACTAGAACTTGTTTACTATCCTCAATTTACTGCTATGAATGTATTAGCTTTAGGCGGAAAAGATTTACGCCATAATATGAAAAGATTTTGGAAGCAGGTCTGTGGTTGGGCACAGATTTGTGGAGTTACTAAAATAGAATGCTTAGTCGCACCAGCTATGGAAAAGATATTGCAGGCACAGGGCTTTGAACGAAAGTATTCACTACTAAGACAGGATTTAACGAAGGAGGTCTAAATGCAAACTATAATCAATCCTTTAGTAGTTTCGGTAGGCCCTACTAGCGAGGCTACTATTACTCCCGTTCCTATGACACATCATGGTGGCGGAGTTAAAAAAGTAATTGCTGTTGTTGCAGCAATTGCCATTCCTATTGCTGCTCCCGTAATTGCAAGTTCTATTGCAGCGTCAGGTGTTTTAGGTGCAGCAGTATCTACAGCTATGGCTAGCACAGCTGGAGCTGTTGTCAGTTCAGCGATTGTTGGTGCAGGACTTGGTGCTATTACAGCTAAAGTTACAGGCGGTAATGTAAAAGCAGGTGCTATCTCAGGACTTATCGGAGGTGGTATCGGTGGTTACACAGCGGCTGCTAAACCGGGAATGTTTGGTAACCCAGCGGCTCAACCAACAACAACGGCTACTTCTAGTGGTCTACCACAGGTACAAAATGCAAGTTTAAACACAACAACTGGCGGTACAACGGGCACTACGCTATCAAACACTAGCGGTGCACAGCTTCAAAATGCAAGTTTTGCTGGTGCTAAAAATGTAGCAGATGCAGGAGTTACACTATCTAATCAGACAAGTAATGTAAGTTTTGTAGATAGTATGAAGGCAGGCTTGAGTGATGCTGGCGGTAAAGTATTAGACAGGCTTACTAATCCAGAAACACTAGCTAATGCTGCGCTTCAAGTTGGTGGTGCTATAGCTGCAGAAGCTATTGTTGGTACTCCACCAGCTCAAACTGCTGAAGAAGCAGCGGCTATCGAGCAATATAAAGCAGAGCTAGAAACTCTTAAACAAAGAGATGAAGCAGCGTTTAATCAGAAACTAGATGCAGCTAAACAATATATGGTGCAGGCTGGATATTATGATCCAAACTATTTTGGTCTACAGTCAGCTAACCGAGCTGCCATTGCAGAAGGACGTAAACTACGAGAGTTTGAACGTAAAGCAGGTTTGACTATGGGTGGTACATCTGCAGGTGAACGTAGACGAGCAGCACTAGCAGGTGGCGCAAACGTACAATCTGCATTTGATAGAGGTTTCTTATCAGGTGTTGATCTTCAAAACAGAGCTATGAGTACGGGTGTTGGGCTTATTCCTAATGCTCCTACATCTGGAGCGACTGGTGCTTACAACTTAGCTGCGCTAGCACAAAATCAAGGTAATGCTGAACGATCAGCAGCTGATGCTAAGAAAAGCAATATCCAAAAATTCTTTGGTTCATTTGCTACGCAAACAGGTTTGACTGATGCTGAGAAAAAGAAACGAGCACAGCTAAGCGGTGGTCTTGATACAAGCGGTATTGATAATGCTCTTGGTAAAAAAGATGACCCGTTTGTAATTGATCCTAATAAGAAAAAAGACGAACCGATGCAGCAGTACATATAGGAGTCTAGGATGGTATTAGGACTCATTGGAAACATAGCAGGAAACCTAGATCAAGACGCATTTGTCGCTGGTGCAGAAAACGAAAGTAAACTGCAGGCACTACAGCGAGCAAATCAAAACCGTATTAATCGGGATTTCTTTCGTGATCAACAAGGTGGGCCTCCGGCTATACCTATGCCTACTGCTTTAAATCAAGGTTCGGCAGGTCTGAGCCTAGATGGTTTTGGTGGTAATTATATTACTGTACCTCCACCTGTTGTAGAAAAGAAACCTGAAGTAGTAGTACCAGAGTCTAAAGCTATTATACCTCCGGGCCAAGATGATGGTAGCGGAGACTCATTCTTTGATGGTGAAGAGGGTGATGGTACAGGCGAAGATCAAATTACTTCTGATACAGGTGATACAGCAAGTAATCAACTATCTGTTCCTGACTTTGATCCTAATAAAGAATTAGGTTTTGATAAGATTGGACAGTCAGGTGTTACTGACATAACTCAAGTTGATCCTGAGTCTTCAGCATTTGCACAAGATATTCAAAAGCTGTTTGCTAATGGTGACTTTCAAGCATTATTTAATAGATTAGGTGATCGTGCCGCTACAGGTTATGGTGACAGACTTGCAGGTTCTCCTGCTGGCAGTATCTATGGCTACTTTATGGATGATGCTGCTGAAGCTAAAGAAAGAAGTAAATCTAAAGAAGCATCTAAATGGTTTCGTACAGAAGAAGCTAAAAATTATTTTCTTCAAAACCCTAACCAGTTAACTGCAGCTGCAGTTGATCCAACAGGTTGGTATCTAAAATTTAAAGAAGATGCTCCTAAACGTGAACAAATACAAATCAACAGAGAATCTCCAGCTAAAGCTGACAAACGAGTTTCTGATTTAACTACTGATGATGTACTAACCAAAGCACTTGGTAACAAAAAAGTAGTGGAAGTTAGAAATATAGCCGCAGCAATAGGACTTAACCCTGACTTTGCTATGGCAATCATGGGTATGGAAAGTTCTTTTGGGACTGCTAAGGGCCTGACTTCTACTAAAGGTGCTAAAGGTATTATGCAAGTTATGCCTGAGACCTTCGATCAAATGAAGGCATGGTATACAAATCCAGAAAACATTAAGAAATACAATATTCCTCAAGAAGTAGTTAACTTAGCTGCAGGTATGCAGAAAGGTAACATGCAAGGCCCAGAAGCTGGTCTGCTATATCTAAAATATGGACAATATATTGGTGTGCCTATGAACTTGCTTGCTGCAGGTTATCAAGGTGGTATGGAATCTGTTTTACAGCGAGGAACACCAACTACGGCTAATGATGGTTCACTTACCAACACTGACTACAACCGAGCTGTTATTGGTATCTACAATAAAATTTTAGAAAAGACAGGTGGTACAACGATTACCTCCACAAACAACAAGCCATTTAAGGAAAACCAAACTACTAGCGAAACTACTGGTAGTACAACCACTACTCAAAACAATAACTTAACAGCTGGTCTTATTACTGATGTACAGACAGATACGTCAGGTCAGTCAACAAATACTAGTAATAAAGCCGAAGCAAGCGGAGATGTCAGCAGTCTTAAAAATGTAGAGCAGAGTGCTGGTGTCGATGATGGTACAAAAGGAAAGCCAGAAGATAATATACCTGAAACTAAAGCAGAGCCTAAACCTCCTGCATTTTATCAAAAAGACCCATCTCAAACAGGATTTGAGCTTCGTAACTTTCTTGAAGAGCGAGAGCTAATTATTAATCAAACTAACCAAACTGTTAATATTCTTGCACAGAGGTCAGATTACTTTAGACGACTTGCAGAAGTATCTCGAATCGGTGGTACTGATGAAACTTCTTATAATGATTTAATGAAACAATCTACTGAGCTTATGGCAAAAGCTACCGATGCTCGTAACAAAGGTGCACTTGAAGCTAAGAAGGCTGAGAATAAAATTATGTACTTACAGGGTATGCAAGCGTTGTCAGACCTTACTAAAGGTAGTGTAGACAGAGCTGCTATGGTGTGGTCACAGTATTCAGGATTAGATATTCGTATCAATCCACGATCTGATGGTAAGTATGATGTTACAATCGGTGGTAAACCATATAAAACTATGGATTCAAAAACTCTTAGTAACACACTACAGCTAGCTTTTGACCAAGGGTATAGAGGATCACAAGCTACGCTTAGAGGTGAACTAGCTATGCTAGATTATAAGAGCACTCTTGCTATTGTTGAACAACAGTATAAAGACAATGCTGCTAATTACAGAGAAAGACTCAAAGCACAGTTTGATCTACTAAAAGAAAAATATAAAGCAGACAACACCGTTAAAATACAACAGACTGGCGATGGCGGAATTGTTAT